GAGTAGACCTTTCGAACCTTAAAGAAGTTATTTCTTTCACAGCTGATACATCAAACCAGCAAGAATATACATATACTGCTGTCGCTAAAGACGTTTTGGGTAATGTTTTAGATAGTAAAGAGTATTCTATTGTTGTTACCAATAATTGGACAACAGGTAAAAATGCTCTTCAAGAATTGGTTAGATTATCTAAAATCGTTTAAATCAACTAATTACATCGGAATCTAATTATGCCAGCCGTTAGTAGAATAGGAGATATGAGCACAGGACATGGATGTTTTCGTCCTACTGCTTTAGCCACAACTCCAGTCATTAAAACATTTTTTAATGGTGCTCTGGCGAGCGTAGTTTCAGGTTCATGCCAACACGAATCTCACTGTTGTGGGACAGTTTGCCACACAGGTTCTGAAAGATCTCCTAGTTCTGGGGCTGGTAAAACATATATTGAAGGATTCGCTGCAGCTAGAATCGGAGATGACATAGCTTGCGGGGACGCAATAGCTCAAGGATCTCCGAATTCTTTTATAGAATAACCTAAATAACTAATATGACAAGAAACACTAGAACCTTCTCCGATATCGACTTAAATTTCACTGCACACCCAGTGACTAAGGATATTACACGCAGATATGATGAGAATGCGATTAAACAATCTATTAAAAATCTACTTTTAACTCGTAACTTTGAAAGACCTTTTCATTCTGAAATAGGCTCACCCATTCGACAATTATTATTTGAACCAGTTGGTCCGATGTTTGTAGTTATGTTAAAAAGAGCTATTATCGATGTTATTTCTAATTTTGAACCTAGAGTTGAAATTTTAGATATTGCAGTAAATGACTCGATTGACGCTAATGCTGTGTATATTACTTTAGAATACAAAATACTTAACACCGAGAGACCGTTAACTCTTGATTTCGCATTAGAGAGAACCCGATAAATGGCATCGAATAACAAAAGAATCCAAGTTGGTGAGTTAGATTTTGACGCGATCAAAGCTAACCTTAAAAACTTCCTAAAAGGACAGGCTGAGTTTCAGGACTATGATTTTGAAGGTTCTGGTCTTTCTGTTCTTTTAGATGTGTTGGCATATAATACACATTATAATGGGGTCTATACTAATCTAGCAGTCAATGAAATGTTCCTAGATTCTGCTAGTAAAAGAGCGTCAGTTGTATCATTGGCTAAAATGTTAGGTTATATTCCTCGTTCAGCCAAATGTTCTAAAGTTGTAGTGACAGCTACGATCACTGCCCCAACCTCTGCGCCAGCAGTTGCTACGCTCCCTGCATTACAACCGTTCACAACATCTATAGACAATAAAACATACACTTTCTATAATCGAGGAGCGCAGACCGTAGCTCGTTCTACGAATGGGACATATACATTCACCAATTTAGAATTAACTGAAGGCGCTCCTTTACAATACAAGTATACAGTTAGCGCAGGTAGTAGATATATTATACCTAACGCAAACGTAGATTTAGATACGTTAACCGTCGCTGTTCAGGAAACTGCGTCTTCTGTGACATTTAAAGTTTTTACTAGAGCAGACACGTTACTACAATTAGATGACACATCGTCAGTTTATTTTATTAAAGAAATTGATGATGGTTTATGTGAATTGACATTTGGAGATGGTGTTATAGGTAAAAAATTAGAAGAAGGAAATGTTATAACGTTAAATTATTTTGTTTCTTCTTTAGAAGAGCCAAACAAAGCATCAATCTTCACATACAACGGCGCAACTCTCATAGGCAGCAGCTTAACCGTAGTGGCTAATGATGTCGCCAATGGAGGCGCTGCCTCAGAAAGTATTGATGAAATTAAATACAATGCGCCTAGATTTTATGCAGCGCAAAATAGAGCAGTCACTGTAGAAGATTACAAAGCACTAATCTTAAAATATTTTTCTGCTGCTGAAACGGTTTCTGTTTGGGGTGGTGAAAATAACGATCCTCCAATCTATGGTAAAACTTTTATTTGCATTAAACCAAAAGACGCTTTAAAATTAACGAACATGCAAAAAGAAGAAGTTTTGTCTGAAATTTTACAAAGCCGAAGTGTTGTTTCTATAACTCCGGTGTTGGTGGACCCAGAATACTTTAATGTTAAAATCACCACCACGGTTTATTATAACAGTAGAGAAACTACTAAAACTCCAGACGATATAGCCAGTATCGTTAAACAAGCAATATATGATTATGATGATAATGAACTACAAAGATTTGACGGCGTATTAAGATATTCTAAGCTACTTAATACAATCGATAATGCAGACCCTTCAATCGTCAATAATATAACCAAACTTATTGTCACCAGAGAATTTACTCCAAAATTTGGTGTGGCTGCAGAATACAGATTAAATCTAATTAACCCAATTTCTCAAGAGGTCGGCAAACACGGATCAGCTTTTTCAACAACTGGGTTTTATATAAACGGGTTCTCTCAAATTTGTTATCTAGATGATGATTCTGTTGGCAATATTGGTTTATATTATGTCGGTCCGAGTTTAGAGAAAATATATTTAAATAAAACTATTGGTGTAATAGATTACACTGCCGGTAAAATAGTTGTAAGAAATCTAAACATTGTAGCATTAGCTGATGGAATATTTGAAATGCAAGTTAAACCAGAATCTTATGATGTGGTTTCTGCATTAAATCAACTTGTTCAAATATCTAGAGATTTATTGGTAGTTAATGTTGTTGCAGATGAAACTATTAATGGTGATCTGCAAGGCGGTTTTAACTATAAATTCACGTCAATTAGATCATAATGAAAAGAACAGATTTAGATTTAGTAGTAGCTAAACATCTTCCTGAATATATTAGGGAAGATTATCCAACATTTGTAGCGTTTGTTGAAGCGTATTATTCTTATTTAAAAAATCAAAATGTTGATTTTACGCAAATAAGAGATATTGATGACACGTTACAGGAATTTATATCGCAGTTTAAAAAAGAATTAGCGCATAATTTTCCTGTGGATTCTCAAAACGAGAGATTTTTATTACAAAGAATAAAAGATCAATATCTAGCTAAAGGATCTGAAGCGTCTTATAAACTTTTGTTCAGATTGTTGTTTGGTAAAAACGTAGAATTGTCATATCCTGGCAGATCTATGCTTAGGGCTTCTGATGGTCGATGGAACCAAGAAGTTTCTGTTTTTGTTCAAGTTGAATATGGAAACCCCAACGAAGTTGTTGGTAAAATTGTTGATATTCAAACGTCAAATCGCGTTCTTAATGTTTTGGTTGATAAGAAACAAGATATTGTCGGAGAATCAGCTGCAATTGCAGCTCTAGGTGGAAATGTATATGAATTATTTTTGGATAGAAAAACCGCAGGGGACTTCGCCCCAGGAAACATTATACGTTATAAAGATACATTTAAAGCAATAATTTTACCGTGCACAGCTAAAATAAATATTGAACAACCTGGAACAAATTTTCGCGTCGGTCAAGTGTTCGAAATACGATTAGGCAATGGCACTGGCGCGTTAATGAAGGTCACTAGGATCACTAAAACTGGTGGGTTGAAATCTGTAGAGTTAATTAATTTTGGTATCGGTTATACTGACGATTTCACATTAAGTATTTTATCTCAAAATAGTATTACATCTGGATTATTATCAGGATCTTCTGCGATTAATGATCCTGCGCTTATAAGTGTCAATTTGGGCACGATCGCCAGATACCCAGGGTATTTTCAAACCAACGATGGGTTTCTTTCTGATAGTATGTTCATTCAAGACAGTAGATATTATCAAGCATTCTCATATGTGATTAAAATTGATCAACGATTGCAGGAATATGCGTCAGCTGTAAAAACTATTGTGCATCCTGCCGGCATGGCGATGTTTGGTGAGTACACCATTGTTAATGATATCAATCTAGACATTGCTCTAGAATCAGCGATTAAGTTACTTGGAGTCACCCTAAGAGATTCAATCACAACATCTGAGAGTTTATCATTTACTGTATCTAAAGGCGCGTCTGACCAGATTTCACAAACAGAAACTGTTGCTATTACGGTGAATAAATATCTTGAGACTGCAACAGTTGGATCTTGGTCCGACAATGGCGCTATTTGGAAAAACCCATACCATTTAGAGGATTGGTATAACTATTCTGAACAATATGGTGAAGGTCTAGAGCAAACCTTTACTGATTAACGAGGAGATTTTATGAAAACTGAAATTGGTGACGCATTAAAAGCGACAGGTAATGTTCTTGTCACACAGACAAATTCTGAGGGGCGCGTCATCAAGCAGTTCACCGTCCCTAATCTAGTCGTCGCTACTGGAAAAAATTATATTGCATCAAAAATGACTGCGACTACCAATTCGCCAGTTTCTATGTCGCATATGGCTATTGGTACTGGAACAGTCGCCGCAGCATTCAATGATACAACATTGGGCACAGAAGTCGCTCGTGTTTCTTTATCATCATCTGTGACGGCAGACAATAGTATCACATATTCAGCAGCATTCCCTGCTGGTACAGGCACTGGTAATATTACAGAAGCTGGTGTGTTTAACGCTTCTTCTGGTGGGATTATGCTGTGCCGCACGTCATTTTCTAGTGTTTCAAAACAACTTGGCGATAGTATCACAATTACTTGGGTTGTTACAGTAAGTTAATTTTTTTAGGCTGGCATATGGCGTTCACCAATTCTAATTCTTTGATAAAAACTATAGCGCACCGTTCACTCGCTGAAGGTGTTTACAGAGACGTTGTAAGTAGAAGCTCTAATTACTATTATTATCTTGGTAAGACCCTTGATTGGGTAGACGAACTTCAACCGCCAAACCCAGTTGATAGTTATGAATATGAAAGAATATCAAGAAATGAAATTATAACGTTAAAAGAAATTAAATCTTCTGATGTGGCGTTCGTCATTCCAAGAATAAATTGGGTTTCCAATACAGTATATGATAAGTATGATGATTTATATTCAGATGAGGTTATTGGATTAGACATTATAGATGGCGGCTCTGACTACACATCAGTTCCAACTATTACTGTTACAGGTGGTGGCGGTGAAGGCGCTCAATTTAATGCAGTGCTTTTTCAGAATAAAATAATTGATATAGAAACGGTTTCTAGAGGCAGAGGCTATACTGCAGAACCAACTGTCACTGTTACTGGTGGTGGTGGTTCTGGCGCTATTTTAACAGCTAAAGTTAATATCGCTCCGTCTGGTTCTCAAAAATTAGAAGATTGCATTTTTTATGTGATGACGGATGACTTTAATGTTTACAAATGCTTAGATAATAATAACGGCGCGGAATCGACGATTAAACCTATCGGAACACAGATATCACCGATCTATACGTCAGACGGATATGTGTGGAAATATATGTACAATGTTCCAATTGTACTAAGAAATAAATTTTTATCTGAGACGTTTATCCCAGTAACAACTGCGTTGACTAATCAATTTTATTCTAATGGCTCTATTGATAATGTAATTATTACCAATAAAGGATCAGGATATACTGGAGCGCGCATATCCGTGTCTGGTGATGGGTATCTAGCGTTAGACCCAGTTTATTTACAATCTGTTATTATTTCTCAGCGAGGCTCAGATTATAGTAGCACTCCTACTGTCACAGTTGCTGATCCTATAGCAAACGCGACGTTATGGGTTTCTGGTGGGCTATCAGTAATTTTAGGTCAAAAAATAAAAAATAGTTATGGAGATTTTTATGAAGTTGTTTCTGCTGGTACTTTAAATAGCGTTTCTGAACCAACGCATAAATCTGGTATAATCATCAACGGAACAGCAGCGCTAAAATATATTGGCACCAGAGCAACTGCGACCGCAACAGTCGTCGATGGTGAGATAGATGATATTACTTTATTGGGTGGTGTTGCAGACGTTAATATAATTAACGCAGGTTCTGGGTATACGACGCCACCAAGAGTATTTTTTTCTGGTGGAGGTGGAGGCAACGCGACAGGGTTTGCAGATTTAAGAAATGGTTCTGTGTTGCAAGTTAAAATTACCAACTTAGGCAGCAATTACACTTCTGCTCCAACGGTGTCTTTTGGTACTCAATGGGTCTCTGATGATTATACAAACATCGGTGATCAGATATATTTTTCTAATAGATTATACACAGTATCTGGTGGTATTAATCCATTAAAAGTTGATGAGTCGTATTATACCAGCAAATTCGCGCAGCTTGGTATTGTGATAGATGATGAATTAAACACACCATGTACGGCATCATTATTTTTCTCGCCAGATGGACTAAAAATGTTCGTTGGCGATGAATGTAACTACACTGTTCAAGCATACGACCTAGCGATAGCATGGGACGTTTCTACTGCCTCGATTGTTAGTAGCGATTCGGGTTGGCTTGAAGAAACATCTCCTACTGGTTTATATTTTAGTTCCGATGGCACAAAAATGTACGTTGTTGGTACAATACGAACTGAAGTATATCAATATAATCTTGATACTGCGTGGACATTACCACCGGCTACGCCTGGTGTTGGCGAATCACCGCTGGAGCCAAGTGAAGAATCATTTTCTATCAATTCACAAGACACAAATCCTGTAGGATTAGCATTTAGCTCTGATGGAACTAAAATGTATATTCTAGGGGGTGCTAACAATACAGTTTATCAGTATAACCTAGGAACTGCATGGTCTGTTTCTACTGCTGTTAGTGATTCTTCATTCGATGTTTCTGCGCAATCACTCACCCCGAGCGCCATAACATTTAGCAGTGATGGTAAATACATGTTGATTGTTGATAATGGATCATCTAATGTTCATCAGTACAATCTGGCAACTGCTTGGTCAATATCAACTGCATCTCATTATAATTCTTTTTATATTGCAGCAGAATTTGAGCCGATCAGAGGTATATTTTTAGAGTCATCCAATAATTATTGGTATATCGCCAAGAGCTATACCCATACGGTTCACCAATATCAAGTTCCACAAAGATTAAAATTGGGAAGTGTTTCACCATCTCATAATTCTGGTTCTGCTACTAATGGTGATGTCACTTTAACATATGCTGGACAACCTGCTACTGGAACCGCAGTTTTAAAATACGGTTCTGGTTATTCAGCGCAACCAGAAATTACTATAACTGATACCACTGGATCTGGTGCTCAAGCGTATTTTACTTTGTCTAAATCAGAAGCTAAAATAGTTCCAATTATTGAAAATGGGCAGATAACTGGTGTTGACGTTCTTGATGGTGGTGTTGGATATACATCTGCGACGTTAACGTTGTCTGGCGATGGTGTCGGCGGCGCGCTCGCGGCAGATCTTAATATCGGAAATATTCAATCCGTGCAGGCTAATACAGAATTGTTAACTAAAGCTGGTACTATTAACTGTATTGAAATAATTAGCGGTGGTTATAATTATTCAGAATGTAGTATATCAATTAATGGTGATGGTACTGACGCGACAGCAGAGGCAGTAATAGACGAGTTTAATAGAATAACTAAAATAAATATTACTAATCCAGGAATTGGATATACTTATGCCAATGTTTCTGTGACTGGTGATGGGTTGGGAGCTAAACTAAGAGCGATTATATCCCCATTTGGCGGTCATGGTAAAAATTCTTCAGATGAATTATTTGCGCGAACCTTGATGTTTTACGCTAATGTGTCTAACGATTTAAACCAAGGACTAGCCGTTAACAATGATTATCGTCAAATTGGTATTATAAGAAATCCAAGAGTTCACAATCGTGATAGTAGGTTCACTGGTATTATTGGCTCGGCGTGTTTTATCGTAGATGCTACTTCTGTGAATAATCCCGCTTCGCCTTTGACCACATATTTTAGTCGAGATCAAGACGTTTTTGTAACTAGAACTATTAATGGGAATGCCGTTGATAAAAAATATAGAATAGTTTCTCTCACAGAAAAATCAATATTATTACAGTCTTTGGAAAACGATACACCGTTAGTCAATGACATATTTAAACGAACTGAAAATCAATCAACAGTTTCGTTTCAAATTAATTCAGTGGGCGACCCAACTGTCGATAAATATTCTGGTCAGTTATTGTTTATAGACAACAACAGAGCATTTACGCCATCTTCTGAGCAGACCGTTATCCTTAGAACATCTATAAGATTCTAAGATAAATAGGAAAAGAATTTAACCAATTAGGATAAAGTTAGAATGACAATCAATTTTAACACTGAACCGTATAATGACGACTATGACGCTGAAAAAGATTTTTATAGAATTTTATTTCGTCCAAGTTATGCTGTTCAGGCTAGAGAACTAACTCAATTACAAACAATTTTACAGAATCAAGTTTCTAGATTCGGTGATCATGTATTTAAAAACGGCTCTCAGGTTATTCCAGGATCTATCAACGTGGATGATAAAATCCACTTTATTAAGTTAGAAACTACGTATAACACAGCTAACGTATTGACTTATCTATCATCTTTCCGCGATAAAATTATCACTGGTTCCACATCTGGTGTAAAACTTCGCGTTATTGATACCTCTAATTGCGAATGCGTTGTCGACCAAACTTCTATTCCAACGCTTTATTGCAAAATTGAAAATACTGCAGAAGACGGTACAACTAAAAGATTAATTCCAGGAGAAGATGTTATCGCTCTGGAAGCTGATAATCAGATAGAAACTAATTATAAGCTAACAGAAAATCAATCTGATGATCTCGGTGCCACTGTTAGATCTCTTGGTGATCTTGCCGAAACCGCTACAACTTATACAAATAACCCATCTTCTGATGTACTCGGTTTTGCATATGGTGTAGACATTAAAGCGGGTATCTATTATGTTGATGGGTTCTTTGTCAGAAATTCTGAAAAACATCTATACATTGGTCGTTTTAGTCCAACAGTTTTTGGACTAGATGAAAACGACCAACCTCAAACATCATGCAGAGTTGGATTTAAAGTTATTGAGGATTTAATTGCTCCAGAAGATGACGAAACCTTGTTGGATAATGCGCAAGGATCGTTTAACTTTGCTGCTCCGGGTGCGCATCGTTACAAAATTTCTTTGGATGTGGTTCGACTTCCATTAAATTACACACCAGACAATATTCGCTTTATTGAACTTCTGCGAATCGTTGATGGTAGAATTCAAAGAAAAGTCACCACCAGCTCTTATGCAGAGCTAGAAAAAACTCTTGCTCGCCGCACGTATGATGAGTCTGGTAACTATGAAGTTAATAAATTTAAATTATCTGTTCGCGAACACTTAGATAATGGTTCCAATTTTGGTGTATACCCAGAAACACCTCAAACTCCAGTAGCTGGTGTGACTTATGGAGATCCTGATAAGTTTGTAGTTGTTGTGGATCCAGGTAAAGCATATGTTCAAGGGTATGAAGTAGAAGCTGTAGCTTCACAATTCGTAGAGTTAAATAAAGCCAGAGAGAATTCAATAACGGGCGACGAGGGTGGTCATATTTTTAGATTGGATGATCAACCAATTCCCACACAAAACGGTAACTATGTTTTAGTTAAAAATCTATACAAATTGCCAGCAGTAGACTCTTTCGAACGAGTTTATTTGGTTAAAAAATTAAACGCAGTTCCAGGCGCAGCGCCAGCTTCATCTGATATTGTTGGAACCGCTAGAATAAAGGGTATAGAACTACACTCAGCCGATTATACTGCTGGTACATCTACTGTATATAAACTGGGTCTTATTGATGTTAATATGTATTCCGGATTCTCTTTCGAGGCAGACGTTAAACAATTAACAGGAACTGATACAACTGGTGTTTTTACTTGTGACATTAATCCTTCCCCATATACTTTGTTGGGCTCAGCTACGACCAGCACATCTTCTCAAACTGTGACTGGAGTTGGAACAAACTTTGTTAGTTCTATTGTGGCTGGTGATGTGCTATATGTTAATAATGTTTTAATCGGCACAGTTTCTACCACCCCGACAAATAACCTGTCATTGACATTAACAGCTAATGCTGCAGCGACGGTTAGTGGTGGTATTATTAGTATTTTCCGCGCTGAAATTTTTGAAGCAGAATATGCATCTTTAATTTACAGAGTTGGTCCTCAGTTCGTTAAAACTCTTCGCGGATGGGACGGTACTGCCGATACTCAGAAAAGCACTCAAGTCACAGTTAGAAGAATATTTTCTCCATATACTGTTGGGTCAACATTAATAGCTGAATTTTCATTAACTAACACTAATGAGTTTTTCTTATCTGATTCAGATCTTTCTAATTATCTGCTAATTAATAATTCAACCAATTTACCCGTAAACATAACAACATCAAGCATCACTTTCGATAATGACACAAACAGAAAAACTGTAACATTCTCTGGTTTAACGGATGGAGTGTCGTATAGTTTGATAGCTTCAGTGTTGCAGATTAATTTGGCAGGACAAGAAAAAACTAAAACGCTTATTTCTAATTTTGAACAGACTATAACTGGTGCCAAATTTGTTACTAGCAATACTGTAGAATTGTCAAAAGCGGATGTTTTAAGAATTAAAAACATTTATATGACTCCAGGGAATTACAATGCGTATAGTGATTCTGGAAGAGTTGATATTACAGATCGATACACATTAGACGACGGTCAACGATCTGCTTATTACACTAATTCAAAATTAGTTCTAAAACCAGGATTCCAGGTTCCTTCTGGTGCTATTAAAGTCGTTTATGACTATTTTCAAGTTTCTGGCAGCGGAAACTACTTCTCTGTAGATTCATATTCTACCATCGATTATGATTTAATACCGAATTATTTTACGATAGATCCAAGCACAGGTAAAAAAACAGAAATCTGTTTGTCTTGTGTTCTTGATTATCGCCCAATCATCGCTGGCGATAATACATGGTATCCACAGTTACCAAAAATTGGTACTGATGCTAACGCACCAATCGCGTTCTATGTTGGTCGTCAAGACAAGCTAGTTTTAGACTCAGTTGGTCGTTTTAATGTCATTCAAGGTGTGCCAGCATTATTACCACAAGAACCAGAAGATCCAAAAGAAGGATTGGTACTTGCTTCCATCTATATTCCACCATATACCAAGTTTGTAGATTCCGTAAAAGTTTATCAGCGCGACAATCGTAGATATACCATGAAAGATATTGGTAAATTGGATCGCAGAATAACAAACTTGGAATACTATGTTTCTTTAAACTTGCTTGAAAAAGACACAGCTACTTTACAAATTAAAGATGCGGTGACTGGGTTAGATAAGTTTAAAAATGGATTTATCGTAGACCAATTTACTGGTCACGGCATCGGTGACGTTAAAAACACAGACTATAAGATCGCGGTAGATTCACAAAATCGTCAATTAAGACCGATGCATTTTACCACAGCTTTAGATATTGTAGAAGATCTCGCTTCTGGTTCTGCTCGTTCTAGTGCTGGGTATCAAAAAACTAACGACATTGTCACTTTACCATATACTGAATCTACATTTATCTTTAATAATGTATCGTCTAGATCTATTGATGTGAATCCATACAAGATTGGTGCCTTTAAGGGAGAAGTTGTTCTTCTTCCTGCAGGAGATAACTGGAAGGATACAGAAAGAAGACCAGATCTGATAGTGACTGATGATAATAACTATGATGCTATTAGATACCTAGCAGAAGAACTCGGGGTAACAGGCACTCAGTGGAATGAGTGGGAGACTAATTGGACTGGCGTATCAACGTCAACGAATACTTGGCAAACAGGAGATCCTTCTCGTCGCCGCCAAAATGTCACCGGATTTCAGACCACAATCACAACTCAGACTGGAACACAGTCAAGAGAAGGTATTTCAACCACATTACAATCAACTGTTAACTCTCAAGATTATGGTGATCGAGTTGTAGATATGGGGTTCACCCCATTTATGAGAGCTAGACCTATTGTAGTTGTAGCTAAAAATTTAAAAGCTAATACTAGATTCTGGGCATTTTTTGATACTGTTGCAGTTAGCGAATATTGCCAACCAGCAGATTCATTTAGGGTCACCAAAACATCTGGCGCATCACTTATGAGTTTTGCTGACTCTGACCTTCAAAATAATGTTCTGGCAGATGATCCTAAGAGAGCATATAACGGACAATTAGAACCAGCGTTTTCCGTAGGCGACGTTTTAACCAACCCAACACACACGGCTACAAATATTACAGCAGTGACAAATTTAGCTTCACCTGCTGCGTCGTTTAATGTTACTGTCGCGAGTTCTTCTGGAATACTTCCTGGACATCATGTTGTTTTATACAACTTAGATTTCCACAATGCTAGAACTGATAAAGATCTATTTGATCTAAGTGAAAATCAAAGTATTCCAGAATCAGTTGGTATAACATCAACTACATCTACTTCTAAAGAACTTAATCTTAAGAAATTTAAGGTTCTTGCTGTTAATTCTAACACAATCACGCTAGGCAATATTGATGGCAGCAACGTCGCAGCATTCAGCGCGTACAATACTGCATCATACTCTGGAAGCAATCGTGGCAAATTGCTGCGCCTGAAGGCATCTGCTGTTGTGGTTTATGACGGCTTTGTGTATAGCTCAGACGCTAATGGGTATCCTTTAGAACAAGACATCCGCGTAGTAAACATTAAAAATGGTTTTGCCGTCGGTGAAATTTTAACTGGTTCAGTTTTAATCAAAAACACTTCTTCATACAATACCGTAACGTTGTCTTCTATTAATGGGTCTACTTCCACCCCACCAACTATGAAGGCAGTTGGAGATGCAATACGCGCTGATATTGATGGTGCAGTAGTTGCGGTGTTTTATCTGCCAAATAATAATTCTATTAGTTTTAGAACTGGTGAAAGAACATTTAAGTTAATCGACAATATTAGTAACAGCGATATTGATTTTGATTCTAAAGGTTCCGCTGTTTATTACTCACAAGGTATAACATTAACAAAAGAACGAACTATTGTTAACACTAGAACGGCGCAATTTGTTCAAGATCGTTTGTATGAACAACTTCCGGTTCGTAGAACTTCTTCTTCAACGAGACAACTTTATACTGTTTTCACTGGGCACGATCCTGTCGCTCAGACGTTTACCGTCAATTCTACAGGTGGCGTTTTTGTGACTTCTATTGATGTGTTCTTTAGCGAAGCGGGCAATCGCCCCATTACTGTAGAAATTAGAAGCACCAGTAGCGGCGTTCCTTCTACTAAGGTTATTCCTTTTTCTGATGTGACGTTGACTCCACAGCAAATTAATGTTTCTGAAGATGGTTCTATAGCAACAACGTTTACATTTAAAGCGCCTATTTATTTGCAGGACGCGGAAACTTATGCGATTGTGGTTAAGACCGATGAACCTGGTTGTCAGGTGTTCGTTTCAGAGTTAGGTAAAACAGACCTTATCACAAATCAAATCATCACATCGCAACCATTAACTGGTTCTTTATTCTTGTCACAAAATAGCCAAGAATTTGAAATCAATCCATTGTTGGATTTGAAGTTTACGCTTCGTAAAGCAGTGTTCGAAACCAATACTGAGGTCAATGTTGATCTAAGAGCTAATCCACCGTTAAACTATATTCTTCCAAATAATCCATTTGAAATAACTCCTGACACCAATAAAGTTCGTGTTTACGCTCCAAACCATGGTTTTGTAGCTGGTGAGACTGTTACATTGAGTGGATTACCTGACGGTAATTATGGTACTTCTAGTTCTAGTACTGGTATACCAGCTTCGGTGTTTAATACAAAACACTCAGTGTTATCTTCTGGGTTGGAAAAAGATTCATTCGTTATTGAATTGATCACAGCAGACAGCAGTTCTAATAGTTTATTGGTTGGCGCTATCACTAATGCTGATTTCGTTAAAGGTGAATATGGTGGTAACACTGTATTGTGCACAAGATCTCTTCACGTTGATGGGTTGTATCTAAAAACATCTGATCTAAATTTCCAAGATACTTCTATGAAGTATTATGTTAACGCTGAAGATTCTTCTGGAGTGTTTACCGGATACCAGCCTATCGTTTCTAATTCTAACTATTTCTTCTCAACGAGAAAACATGTTAAGACTTATGACAATCAGTCTGTTATCACGATTAATCCATTAACCAAGAGATCTTCATTAAGATTTAGAGCAGCCCTGTCATCATCTAACCCTAATGTATCTCCGGTTATTGACTTGCAAAAAATTTCCGCTTATGCAATTTCTAACTTGGTCAATAATGACACTCAATCTAGCATCAATGTGCCAGAAATTGATTCTAGAAACTTGTTAGTGGCTGGAAACTTGGCGTCTGGAGATGTTTCTTCGGCTGGTACCGGAACGTTATCTTCTTCTACTGCAAGCACTGCAATAACTGGTGTCTCTACACAGTTCTTGACTCAAGTTAAAGCAGGGAATGTGCTAAAGAGAACATCTGATGGTGTTACTATCGGTACAGTGTCTACAGTTAATTCTAACACAAGTATAACTTTAACAGGAAATGCTGCCATAACCACCAGCGGAATTCCGTTCACTGTTGTGTCAGCTTCTACTCTGACTTTCTCGAACAGCAACGGATACGGTCTAATTTCTACTAATATTGACACTGCAGACAACTTGCTGGCTAATGCTGTGATTGGTAAATACATAACTATCGCAAACGCGAACTCAAACGTTAATGGTACATATGTTATCACTAATGTTATTAATGAATCAGATAACACAACGTTTGCTGGTAATACTGAGTTAGATAAGATTAACGTGTTCGTGTCTCCACCGTTCGCTGGTTCTGCATCTATTGATATGATAACAGATAATGATTTCAGTATTAAGATGCTAGATAAATATGTTGAAGATTTTGCTCCGGTCGGTTCTCACAACTACGCGAACTATATCACCAGAACTCTATCTTTAGCTAATGCTGCAGAAGCGCTGAAGATTATGTTTGATGCTAGCGTGGTCAATAAAACTAACATTAAAGTGTATTATAGAGTTTGGGCTGGTGATGTTGATTTAAGAAAACTTCCATATGTTGATAGCGGGTTTTCTAATAACACAACTGATCCAGAAGGTTCGTTTAGCGAAAGATCTATAGATTTAACTAATCTTTCTCCGTTCACGAATGTTTCTATTAAATTGGTTATGAAGTCTACGGATCCTGCTGCAGTTCCTCTAGTTAAAAACTTTAGAATGATTGCATACTCATAATGGAAAATCTAGTTAAGGTAGATGGGTTCGAATCCCTCCGAAAAGATAAAACTAACGGAGGGGTTATTAACGTTGACAAAAACGCATACAAGGCATATCTTATTTCAAAATCATTAGCTGAAAAAAGAGAAACAGAAAAGAAAATAACCCAAGAAGCAGTTGGCTCTATGCAGAGTGAAATAAATAATATCAAACAAGATATAACAGAGATAAAAACAATGTTATTGTCTCTGTTAAATTCTAAAAAAGCTGGCGATTAATGACACCACTGACTGATGCCAATTCTATGAATGTGAATACAAACCTAGTGTCACAAATTAACAGGAAATAACCTTAAATGGCTGCTATTACAACTAGACAAACCGGCACCACTGGCGTAGATGGAGTGACTAGAAAAGACTCTCCATTAACCAACACTGAAATTGATAATAATTTTATTAATTTAAATAACAATAAACTAGAATCATCATGGACAGGTAATACTTCTGTTGTAACGTTAGGTACTGTCACAACTGGTACATGGAATGCTACTACAATATCTGTCGCTAACGGCGGTACTGGGTTAACATCTACCCCAGCCAACGGCGCTCTTGATATTGGTAATGGAACTGGATTCACTAGAACTACTCTGACTGGAACCGCCAATAGAATTTCTGTGACCAACGGTTCTGGTTCTATCACTCTTTCTACGCCACAAGACATTGCAACATCATCTAATGTGCAGTTTGGTTCTTTAGGCGTTGGCCAAGCAGCATCAGGAACCGCTGGTGACTTGCGAGCAACTACTGCACAGATTACAACTTTAAGTTCAACTACTGCGCAGATTACATCTTTAGGCGTTGGCCAAGCAGCATCAGGAACCGCTGGTGACTTGCGAGCAACTACTGCACAGATTACAACTTTAAGTTCAACTACTGCGCAGAGTGGGTCTATAACTTCAACTACTGCGCAGATTACATCTTTAGGCGTTGGCACATCAGCATCAGGCACCGCAGGGCAAATACGATTTAGTGACGGTACTATACAATCTACGGCAGCAAGATCAGTACCGTCCGTACAAGTTTTTACGGCGGGTGGTACATTCACAGTACCAGCTAACGTCACGCGCCTGAAGGTGACCGTTGTAGGTGGTGGTGGTAATGGTGGAGCCAATACCGTAGGTAGTTGTAATACCATATACTACGGCGGCGGTGGCGGTGGTGGCGGCAGCTCGCAAAAATGGTTAACTGTTACTCCTGGTGCAACATACACCGTCACGGTGGGCAGCGCGGGTGGTACATCTTCATTTGGATCTGAATGTTCTGCAACTGGCGGCAGTAATGGTAGTGCCGGCGCACAGGTTAGTGGTGTTGGCGCGGGAGGTGTCGGTGGTGCTGGTTCCGGTGGTACATTAAATATTGGCGGCAGTTCGGGAACGCCTGGTATTATCGACCGTCCTGTGGGGCGAGGTGGCTCTTCGATTCTGGGCGGTGGCTCTAATACTGCAGGTCGTTCCTACGGTGGTGGAGGAGGTGGTGGTAGTTATGCTGGTGCCTCTGGCGTTGTCATTGTTGAATACTAATTAAGGTAATTTATGAAAAAAGCATTAATTTCAAAACTTGAGCCTGTTCGCGATGGATTCCGCGTCGCGCAGGTTATAGACAGCAACGACATTTTTGAAGTTGCCGCTGACCTGTTTTGGGCTGATTGCGCAGACGATGTAGTCGCAGATCTTTTCTGGTATGATCCACTGGACAGTAAAATTAAACTTGTGTCTGAACCTGTTGTTTCTACGGAGACAGGTACTAGCGGGGTCCAGACGCTGTGACACCCAGCGTTCCTACACACACCTTCTCTTTTAATGGCGTGACCACAACTGTGTATCACGCTCAAGTAGGAGAAGGATTATCAAAACACTCTCATAAAATTCCTCATATCACATTCGTTGCTCGAGGTTCTACCATCGTGAGAAAAGAAGGAAAAGAATTGGTAATGACGCCAGAAACGCAACCAGTGTTACTACCAGCAACAGAATGGCACGAAATCGAAGCCTTGGAAGACAACACAGTTTTTATCAACATCATATGACGTTAAAACGAACCGCGAACCAATTGCAATTTCTGAAATTATAAATAATAAATATAAAATCTACGGAAATCCACAATGGTAACTATTAAAAATCTTTTTGTAGACGCGGGAGCGGATTACAGTACCATTATTACTGTGAGTGGATATAACGGTCAAGCATTAGACTTGACCGGATATAGCGCAGCTTCTCAGCTAAGAAAGTCATATGGTTCTAGTATTTCGTACAATTTTACTGCAAGCATATATAACGCAGTTGAAGGAAAAATTAGTCTTGAGTTGACAGCAAACCAGGCTTCAGCTATTCCACCAGGAAGATGGCTGTATGATGTAGAAATAACTTCCCCTACTGGTAAAAAAACTAGAGTAATTGAAGGTGTTGTAACATTAAATCCAGAAATAACTACGCCAGATGGATCGGCTCCAACTAATATTATTAGCTTAGATGATGTTAACGACATTGACGTTGTGACTAATGGTAAACTTGACGGTTCAGTTTTAGTATATAAAACCGCAACAAATAAGTGGACTTCTACCAAAATTCTAAATCAACAAATCGTGGATGGTGGTGAATACACGGATGGTGGTGAAATTTAGTGGATAATAACCACTAAATAAATGTAAGTAAGTTGTAACAGGGAGTTGTACAATAACGCAATAGTAAAAATTCTGTGTTCTGTTACTATACATACAGAATTTTAAACATAATTAGGAGAGCATAAATGGCATCAGTAATTCGTATTAAACGCAGTTCAACATCCGGCGCACCAACAACACTGGGCGCAGGCGAACTAGCGTACTCAGCATTAGCAAATAACGGCAGTAACGGCGGTGACATCCTATACATCGGTATGGGAGCAGAAACAGAAGGTAATGCAGCCAATAAAGTTGTGATCGGTGGTAAGTATTTCACCGATATGATGGACCACACCAAAGGTGTGTTGACTGCAAGTTCTGCATTGATCACTGATAGTAATTCTAAATTAGATAACCTAAAAGTCGATAATTTAGACTTAAACGGTAATACGATTAGCAGCACTGATGCAAATGGCGATGTATTCATTACGCCAAATGGTACTGGTAAAACTGTTATTACCAATCTATACATTGGTGATACAAGCACTTCTCTTTCTGAGTTCATTTTAGACGCTGTCGGTGGAACAATCACTGCTGGTAATGGTATTACTGTCACCAACGACGATGGGGCTAATACCTCTACAGTTGCTATTGATACTTCAGTTGTTGCAACATTATCAGACACACAGACATTATCTAACAAAACGTTTGTAGCACCAGTTCTCGGTGAAGCAACTGCTACTTCTATTAACAAATTAGCAATTACTGCTCCTGCGACTGGCGCAACATTAACCATCGCTGACGGTAAAACGCTAACAGTAAGCAACACTCTAACATTCACTGGTACTGATGCATCTTCTGTTGCATTTGGTGCTGGTGGTACAGTTGCTTACACTAGCAACAAGCTAAGCGCATTTGCTGCTACATCTTCTGCTGAACTGGCTGGTGTTATTTCTGATGAAACTGGTAGCGGTTCTCTAGTTTTCTCAGATAGCCCAACTCTGGTAACCCCAACTCTGGGTGCAGCATTAGCTACTAGCATCACTGCAACTTCTGGTAATTTATCGCTTTCTGCTGCTGCAGGTAATAACAACGTTAATCTAGTTCCAACTGGTACTGGTACTGTTGACGTTGCTTCTAAGCGCATCACTAGCGTTGCTGAACCAACTCAAGCGACTGATGCAGCAACTAAAGGTTATGTTGATTCTGTTGCGCAAGGTCTGAATGTTAAAGATGCTGTTCGTGCTGCTACTACCGCTGCGCTGACCGCAACATATTCTAATGGCACTTCTGGTGTTGGTGCTACATTAACTAACTCTGGTACTCAAGCAGCACTGGTTATTGATGGCGTTAGCTTGGTCGTCGGTAATCGCGTCTTGGTTAAAAATCAAGCCAGCGCATCTGAAAATGGTATCTATGTTGTAACTACTGTTGGTTCTGGATCTGTTGACTGGGTATTAACTCGCGCTGCTGATTCTGACCAATCTCCTGCTGGAGAAATTGCAGGCGGTGACTTCACTTTCGTTCAAGAAGGTACTGTTAACTTTGACTCTGGTTTTGTAATTACTACAGACGGCGAAATCACTGTTGGTACTACTGCTATTAACTGGGCTCAGTTCTCTGGCGCTGGCGCTATTGTTGCTGGTGACGGTCTAACTAAAGATGGTAATACACTAAACGTAGTTGGTACAGCAGACCGCATCAGCGTTAGCGCTAATGCTGTTGATATTGCATCTACTTACGTCGGTCAAGCTAGCATCACTACTTTGGGTACTATCAGCACTGGTACTTGGCAAGGTACTGTTGTTAGCCCAACCTATGGTGGTACTGGTGTAAACAACGGTTCTAAAACTATCACTCTTGGTGGTAATCTCACCACTAGCGGTGCGTTTGACACTACGCTGACTGTAACTGCCGCTACCTCCGTAACTCTGCCAACCACTGGCACTCTGGCAACTCTTGCTGGTACTGAGTCTCTAAGCAACAAGACAATCACTGCTTCTAGCTTTGATGGTACTACAGTATCTGCTTCTGGTAACGTCACATTCACTAGCACGACAGATGCTACTGCATTGGGAACTGCGCCAGTTGTTATGTCTGGTGGTCTATCTGTAGCTAAGTCAATGTACGTCGGTACCAATATCACTGGTGCTGGTGCAGCAACTTCTACTCTAGATGGATTTAACATCGACGGCGGTACATACTAAATAATTGGAGTAAAGGGGCAGTTTTTACTGCCCCAATTACTTTAATTGGGGTAAAGGGCAGTTTTACTGCCCTAACTACCTTTTTAGTAATCACTATGACAAATAAAGTTACTACAACACAAATTGGTTTTGTGATGTTATCGCAACCGTCATACAGACTTAAAAGGAATGTAAATGAAACTTGATTTTGAAATCGACACATCGCACGGTAAATACCGCGACGCATTACATTTACCAGACGACCACTCTTTCACGGAAGAGCAAATCACTCAGATGCAAACAGAACGAGTCAACGCATGGATTTACGCTATAGAAAATCCACCTGTTCCTCAACCTGAAATTGTTGAAATTGCTGGAGTACGTTACGAAAAGGTTGAGTTTGAAGGGCAAACTCTACTCAAACCCATACTCACTGTAGTCGGAGCGTAATTATGGCTAATCGATATTGGGTAGGTGGCTCCGCACAGTGGAATGCTACTGCCGGGACAAAATGGGCATTCACGTCTAACGGATCAGGCGGTGCGCCAGTTCCTACTATTGATGACGATGTGTTTTTTGATGTTAATTCATCAAATGCGAGCGTATCCACCTCGTCCAGCGTCTTGCCTGCAAAATCGATCAACTGCACTGGATTTACCGGCACAATAACGTTAAGCGGTACAATTAATGTTGCTGGCAATGTTACACTCAGCTCTGGTATGACCTGGGTATCGGCAGCGAACTCGCTTGTTACGTTTACTGGCTCCGGCACATTAACGACTGCTGGCAAATCCTTTAGTGCTATAGAAGTTAATGGCTCCGGTATTACGGTGACGCTTGGCGATGCGTTGAGCATGTCGGGCAGTTATCCGAATGGTGCGCTTACGGTCACGCGGGGTACATTTAATACCGCAAACTATAATGTTACGGGCAGCGCGATTGTTTCGTCAAATTCAAATACGAGAACAATCAATTTAGGGTCTTCAACGGTGACGCTCTCTCATAGCACTCCGGTCGACCTGGCTACTACCACCAACTTGACATTTAATGCAGGGACTTCGCAAATTACTGCAAGCTCATCAAATCCTACGTTCAATGGCGGCGGATTGACATTTTATAACGTTTCTTTTACCTACGCGAATACAGGCGCAGCCAATATAAACGGCGCGAACACGTTCAACAATCTGTCGATTACTGCAAATGGTACAGGGTTGAACGCACTTTCTATCAGCGCAAATCAAACGGTCAACGGCACCCTCACTTGCGCGGGGGCGTCTGCCACACAACGAGGATTTGTTCGATCAAGCGTACTCGGCACATCGCGCACGATTACTGTCGCGACCCTATCTGCAAATGACTCTGATTTCCGCGACATCACGATTGCTGGCAGCGCAGCAGGTGGTTCTCCGACTCGTGCAGGTGATTGCGGCAATAACTCCGGCATCACGTTTCCAGCTGCAAAAACGGTTTATCGAGTAGGAACCAACACGACATGGTCAGGTTCTAGCTCGTGGGCACTTTCTTCTGGAGCATCTGGAAGCAATAATAATTTTCCTCTCCCGCAAGACACGGCAGTTATTAACAACGATACCACACTGTCTGGAACGCTGTCTTTTAACTCGACATACAACATCGGAACGGTGGATTGTTCTAACAGAACCACCGCAATCACGTTAAACTATAATAACGCACAGTCAACTTTTTATGGTTCGCACGCATTCGGTTCAGGCGTAACTTCTTTCGGCACTGTAACCCAACGGTTTTCAGGTCGCGGTACGCAGACTTTTACTTCTGCTGGTAAGACAATCACGTTCCCAATTTTGGTAGAGAAACCTGTCGGCGCGTTTGAACTCGGTGATGCGTTTTCTTCGAGTAGCGGGCTTGAACTTACTGCCGGTACTCTTAATGCTAAGAATTACAACGTCAGTTGCGCCTACTTCGCCCTAGTCACCTCGGCAGTCATCGTAAGCCCACGAACTTTAACAATGGGTTCAGGTTTGTGGACGTTAACTGGGGCAAATGGAACTGGTTATGCTGGAGGCGCAGAAGTCTGGAGTTTCGGGTCTAACGCCAGTTTTACATTGAACAAAGACACTGCGAATATTCTGCTCTCCAATACCTCAACATCGTCACGCACATTTAACGGTCCAGACGGCGCTGTTTATAACAAGCTGACTATTGGCGGGGCAACCGGAGCTTCTACAACAACGATCGGCGCCAGCAACAAATCATATACGTTTAGTGAATTGGCTTCAACAAAGACAGTCACGCACACTATAAGTTTTGCTGCGAACCAGACAATCACCAAGTGGACTGTTACAGGCACCTCTGGTAATATTGTTACCGTCAATAGTACCTCCGCAGGAGTCCGTCGCACGATCACGCTAATTAATGCAACCAGCTCAGCAAACGATGTCAACTACTTAAGCGTAAAAGACATCGGAGTCACTGATGCGAATAAGTTCTACGTGGGTGCAAATTCTACTAACGGCGGCAACAATCTTAACGTGATTTTTATGACACCGCCAGCCTATGTTAACCCAACGACCCCAACAATTCGCATTAAACGCAGTTCGACTTCTGGTGACCCTACAACACTTGCTGCGGGCGAACTAGCGTACTCAGCATTAGAAAATAATGGTAGCAATGGCGGCGACATCCTATACATCGGTATGGGTACGGAAACGTCAGGTAATGCAGCGAACCATTTTGTAATTGGTGGTAAGTATTTCACCGATATGATGGACCACACCAAAGGTGTGTTGACTGCAAGTTCTGCTCTTATCGCGGACTCTAGTTCTAAGTTAGATAATCTAAAAGTTGATAACTTAGACTTAAATGGTAATACGGTTAGCAGCACTGATGCGAATGGTGATTTATTCATTACGCCAAATGGTACTGGCAAGACAGTTATTACTAATCCATATATTGGCAATAACTCTACTTCTCTTTCTGAGTTCATTTTAGACACTGTTGGTGGTGTTGTTACTGCTGGCACTGGCATCACAGTTACAAATAGTGATGTAAATAATACTTCTACCATAGCTATTAGTTCTGCGGTCGTGACGTTAACGGGCACGCAGACATTATCTAACAAAACTCTAGTAGCACCAGTTCTCGGCGCGGCAACTGCTACTTCTATTAACAAATTAACAATTACTGCTCCAGCAACTGGTTCAACTCTAACCATCGCTGATGGTAAAACGCTAACCGCGAACAATACATTAACATTCACTGGTACTGATACATCTTCTGTCGCGTTTGGTGCTGGCGGTACTGTCGCATATACTAGCAACAAGCTAAGCGCATTCGCCGCTACTACTTCTTCTGAACTAGCTGGTATTATCACCGATGAAACTGGTAGTGGTTCTCTAGTTTTTGCAAATAGCCCAACCCTGGTATCACCAACACTCGGTGCCGCTTTAGCTACTAGCATTACTGCAACTTCTGGTAGTTTAACAATCGCTGCCGAAACAGGTGATAATAGCGTTAATCTAGTGCCAACCGGAACTGGTACAGTCGACGTTGCATCGAAGCGAATCACCAATGTAGCTGAACCAACTCAAGCGACTGATGTCGCAACGAAGTCTTATGTTGATGATGTTAAGACTGGACTGATCATCAAAGATGCGGTTCGCGCTGCTACTACTGCAGCATTGACTGCCGCGTATTCTAATGGTACTTCTGGTGTTGGCGCTACATTAACTAACTCTGGTACTCAAGCTGCGCTTGTGGTTGATGGGGTGTCGTTAGTTGCTAACGATCGCGTCTTGGTTAAAAATCAAGCTGATGCGTCTGAAAATGGTATTTACGTTGTAACGAACGCTGGTTCGGTTTCTACTGACTGGGTATTAACACGTGCTGCTGATTTTGATCAATCTCCTGCCGGAGAGATTGAAGGTGGCGATTTTACTTTCGTTCAAGAAGGTACTGCTAACGCTGATTCTGGTTTTGTAGTAACCACGAACGGTGCAATCACTGTTGGTACCACTGGTATTAACTGGGCGCAGTTCTCTGGTGCTGGTTCTATCGCTGCTGGTGATGGTTTAACCAAAGATGGTAATACACTAAACGTAGTTGGTACAGCAGACCGCATCACAACAACTTCCGACGCTGTTGATATCGCGTCTACTTACGTCGGTCAATCTAGCATCACTACTCTGGGTACTATCAGTACTGGTACTTGGCAAGCAGATATTATTAATCCAGCTTACGGTGGTACTGGTGTAAACAACGGGTCTAGCGCGTTCACTCTTGGTGGTAATCTTACTACTAGCGGCGCGTTTAACACTACTTTAACTGTAACAGCTAATACTTCGTTAACGCTACCAGTTACTGGTACTATCGCAACTCTTGATGGCACTGAATCATTAAGTAACAAAACAATCACTGCTTCTAGTTTTGATGGTACTACATTATCTGCCTCTGGTAATATTACGTTTACCAACACGACAGATGCTACTGCGTTGGGAACTGCACCAGTTGTTATGTCTGGTGGTCTGTCTGTAGCTAAAGCCATGTTCGTAGGCACTAATATTACTGGTGCTGGAGCGGCAACTTCTACTCTAGATGGATTTGTTACTGACGGCGGTACATACTAAATAATTGGAGTAAAGGGGCAGTTTTTACTGCCCTTTAACTACCTCTACTAAATAATTGAGTAAAGGGCAGTTTTTACTGCCTCAACTACCTTTTTAGGAATTATTATGACAAATAAAGTTTTACTGAAAAAATCTTCAGTTGCAGCAAAAGCTCCCCTAACCACGGACTTAGAATATGGTGAATTAGCAATTAACTACGCTGATGAGAAACTGTATTTTAAAAATTCGTCAAATGTTATCAAATCTTTCAGCGCGACAGGCGGTTCAGGTACAGTCACATCAATTACTGCCGGCACTGGTTTAACTGGTGGCACTATCACTACTAGCGGCACTATCGATATTGATACCGCTGTAGTCGCTACACTCACTGGTACTCAGACACTTACTAATAAAACACTAACTGACAGTACCACATATTTTCAAGACGAGGCTGATAACACTAAGAAACTTCAGTTTCAGCTTTCTGGTATTACTACTGCTACAACAAGAACACTCACAGCCCCAGACGCGTCTGGGACTATTGCTCTGACCAGCAACAAATTAAGCGCGTTTGCCGCGACCACTTCTGCTGAATTAGCTGGTGTTATTTCTGATGAGACAGGTTCTGGTGCTCTGGTTTTCGGCACTAGCCCAGCAATCACTACTTCTCTCACTACACCAAGTACTTCATTTGATCTTGTTAATACAACTGCTACTACAGTAAATTTTGCCAATGCTGCAACTACTCTTTCTATCGGCGCTTCTACTGGCACAACTACTATTAATAACGATATAGTTGTTGCAGGTAACCTAACTGTTAATGGCACAACTACTACATTAAACACCACCAATATTACTGTTGATGATATTACTCTAGAACTTGGGGTAGTGACAACGCCAACAGACGTTACTGCTGCGGGTGGCGGTATTATTCTTAAGGGTGCTACGGATAAAACCATTACGTGGGGTTCAGCGAATGGCTGGACGTCAACGGAGTCTTTTAATCTTGCTTCTGGTAAAACATATAAAATTAATGGAAATGATGTTTTATCAGGATCAACTCTTGGCTCTGGCGTAACAGCTTCTTCATTAACTAGCGTTGGAACTATTACTTCTGGTACTTGGTCTGGTTCTTTTGGTGCAGTTTCTGGAGCGAACTTAACATCACTAACTGCTGGTAATCTATCAGGAACAATTCCTTCAGCAGTTTTGGGTAACTCAACCACTTACGTTGGTACTACTGCAGTTGCATTAAATCGCGCCTCAGCGAACTTAGCGTTAACTGGCATTTCTTCTATTACTCTTCCAGGTTCTTCATCTGGAACTGTTCAGATTGTACCAACTGCAGAAGTTGGTACTGGTACAGTTTTAACTATTCCAGCGACTACTGGCACGATTGTTACTACTGGCGACAGCGGTACTGTCACATCAACAATGATCGCTGATGGCACAATCGTAAATGCTGATATTAATGCTTCTGCTGCGATTGCTGTTTCTAAGTTGGCAGCTTCTACTATTTCTGGTGTTACATTAGGTAATAACCTTAATGCCCTTACAATCGGTACTGGTCTTTCTGGAACTTCATATAATGGTTCTGGGGCAGTAACCATTGCTATTGATTCTACTGTCGCTACATTAACAGGATCTCAGACGTTAACGAACAAATCAATAGCTGCGTTCGATCAAAAAACTGGTTCTACTACCGTTGCTAATAATGCAGTCATTCAAGCGTCTGTTTCAACAACTGCTCAAACTGCGGTAGATACTTTCGCTACTGCAACTTATCGTTCAGCTAAGTATATAATTCAAGTAACTCAGGGAACGAACTATCAAGTTTCTGAGATTATGGTTATTCATAATGGAACGACTACAACTATTTCTGAATATGCCATGATGAACACCAATGGTTCTCTAGCAACATTCGCAACAGATATTTCTTCTGGAAACGTAAGACTTCTAGTTACAATGGGTTCTGCAACAGCTGCAACTATAAATATAGCAAGAACGACCATTGTCGTATAATTTTAACTCGTGGATAGGGAAACGAGATGGCAAACGAATTCGTAGTAAAAAATGGTTTAATTGCACCAAATGTCCAGATTTCTGGTTCAACATCAGGAACAACTACATTAAATTCAGCAGCTACCGCATCTGGCACATTAACGCTTCCGGCAGCAACTGACACTCTAGTTGGTAAAGCAACCACTGATACTTTAACTAATAAAAGCATCAGCGGTTCTACTAACACTTTAACAAATATTGCAAACTCTGCACTAACTAATAGTTCTATTACAATTAATGGATCTGCAATTAGTTTAGGTGGAAGTGCAACTATTACCGCAGCCAATCCAAATGCTCTGACAATTGGCACAGGTTTATCTGGCACTTCGTACAACGGTTCATCCGCTGTAACGATTGCCATTGATTCTACAGTAGCTACGCTCACTGGAACTCAGACACTAACTAACAAAACACTAGTAGACGTAAACACAGAATTTATTGGTTCTGCTAATAACACTAAAAAATTGGGTTTATCCGCGTCTTTAATTCCTGCTAGTACAAAGTACACATATTCATTCCCAGTCGTAGCTGCAGACACCAACAACACCGCGAACGCGGCGACGGGTGCTGGTGCCGTTCTTGTCGCAGATCTTTCAGTACAGACGCTATATCACAAATCACTATCAGACGCCACCACGTTCTTTATTGACGACGTTGATGGTAGTAAGAAAATGCAGTTCCAGTTATCTGGCATTGCTGCTGGTACTACCAGAACTATTACTGTACCAAACGCGGACATTAATTTTACCACTGGTTTAGGCGTTGCCAACGGGGGAACCGGCACAACGACACTCACAGCAAATAACGTCATCCTTGGTAACGGCACCAGCGCGGTTCAATTTGTTGCACCTGGCGCGAATGGAAACGTATTGACCAGTAATGGCACGACGTGGACTTCTGCTGCGCCCACAGGTGGCTCGCAGACATACACTATTGACGGCAAAACTAGCGCGTACACGGTTTTGTCTACAGATCTTGGCAAGATCATCAATTGCACAGCTAATACCTTTTCGGTCTCGCTGACGGCGGCGGCTACGCTTGGTTCTGGTTTTAACTGTTGGATTTGGAACACTGGTACAGGGGCTATCACTATTGACCCGAGCGCTAGTGAGACTATTGACGGTGCAACTACGCTGATTTTGCGTCAAAACGAAGGTACGCAGGTTGTTTGTGATGGTACAAATTGGCTGACAGGTGGTAAAAAAACCATGCGAGGGTATACGGAGAACATACCGTCTACCTACGGCAAACCGATTGCATCCGGGGCTGGGGCGATTGCGCTGGGGAATAGAAATGGCGACACTGTTTATCTGTCACAGGCTACGGGCACTCGTGCATTCGCCGTAAACGGTTATGCCACCGCCAATTATTCATCAGCAATCGGACAAACTTCTGCGGGTTTAGGCGCGGAGGCTAATACGGGGGCGGGTGCAATGGCGCTTGGGGGATCTTACGCCTCCGGCGCAGATTCGTTTGCTGCTGCAGTAGCAACCAATACAAGCAGCTATGGCGCGACCGGGGCGAATAGTATTGCATTTGGATACCAAGCAAAAGGCAGTGGTAGTCAGTCTTCTGCTTTAGGTGGAAATACGGCTCTTGCATCTGGTAGTAATTCTGTAGTTGTAGGCGGTTTTACAAACACTGCAAGCGGGACTGGGTCTGTTGCTTTTGGTGGTTATTACAACACCGCCTCTGCAAGTTACTCGTATGCATCAGGTTATTACGCCAGCGCCGCTCAATACGGTAAACAAGTGTTTGCCTCGGGTCGATTTGCAGCTGACGGCGACGCCCAAGCAGGCAAGATGGTGTTGCGCATTTCCACCACTAACGCAACGCCCGCCGTCATGACCTCGGACGCGGGGGCTGCAAGCACCACTAACCAAGTCATCCTCCCCAACGACTCAACTTACGCTTTCCGCATTCTTGTCGTTGCGCGACGCACTGACGCAGATAACGAGAGCGCGGGTTACGAGTTCAGCGGTGTGGTGGACCGAAACGCCAATGCTGCGTCCACAGCTATTGTCGGCACAGTCGCCAAAACTGTCCTTGCGGAAGACACCTCCGCATGGGATGTCAACGTCACTGCAGACACCACCAACGGCGGGTTGAAAGTAGAAGTTACTGGCGAAGCGGCTAAGACCATTCGTTGGGTCGCTACTGTCTGGACTTCGGAAGTTACTGGTTAATTACATAAATTATAATTAAAGGAAACATCATGGCAATTCAAATCGACATCCAGACATCTCAATTCGGTGTCCCTTTTCAGGGGGCATATTTCCGTATCGTCGCGGCTGTGCTTACACGCCAACGTCAAGAAGACCCGCGCCACACTGTCATGATTGATGTGGCGGGTTATGCCACGCAGCCGCAGAACGAAGATACTAGAGAAGTAGACTTTAGACGGTATCACGCCTCTGCTTCTGAAGTATTCGCGCAGGATGGCGAAAACTTCTTGGCGCAATGTTATACATGGGTAATGTCACAACCTGACATGACTGGGTCTGAAGGAGTATAACGTGGCAATTCAAATCAATCATCAGACTAATGAGTTGACTGCCACCACGAATGGTATTAAAGCGAACATAGTGCCACGCGTCGTTGCTGCGGCAGCAACGACGGGTAACCTCACGATCGCGGGAGACACTACCGATGTATACAAAGCCGAAGGGTTGACTGGCGCGATCACGTTCCTGCAGCCAAGCGGAACTCCAGTAGACGGTCAAAGACTCATGATTCGCATCGAAGACAATGGGACAGCGCGGGCAATTACTTGGACAACTTCTTCTGGTGCATTCCGTGAAGTCGGCATCTCGCTACCGACCACCACTGTGCTGGGAAAGGTCACGTATGTCGGTTGCATCTACAACGCCACGGATTTATTTTGGGACGCTGTGGCGACCGTGACGCAAGCATAAAAATTAATACAGGATTAATTATGAAAATAGATTTTCAATTTCAAACAAAATATGGGACGTTCCGCGATGCGCTATCTCTTCCTGATGACCACGACATGACGTCTGAGAAAATTATCGAGATGCAGATCAATCGTTTGAATAATTGGATGTATTTGATTGAAAACCCACCAGAGCCAGAAATTGTCGATCTTGGTGGTGTGAAGTATGAAAAAGTTGTTTTGGATGGACAAACATTGCTTAAGCCTATTGAGAGTTAAACATGGCCAATCGCTATTGGGTCGGTGGAACTGCTTCTTGGGACGGCACTGCTGGTACAAAATGGGCAGCTACATCTAATGGTTCTGGTGGAGAGACAGTTCCTACAAGTGCCGACGATGTATTTTTCGATGCATCTTCTACCGGTACCGTCACGATCGCCGCTGGCAACACAGGCGCGAAGTCGATCAACTGCACCGGATTTACCGGAACCATCACAGGAACAGCCGCGATCACCGTCGCAGGCAGCATCACGCTTGTTTCGGGGATGACGTACACGCATACCGACACGGTCACGATAAGCGGTACAGGCACATTAACGACTGCAGGTAAGACGTTTAGTGGATTAACCATTAACGGTTCAGGAATCACAGTAACTCTGGGTGATGCATTAAATGTGTCTACTGCCAGATCTGTCACCATCACTCAAGGCACTTTTGACACAGCAAACTACAACGTTACTGCCCTTCAACTTGTTTCGTCGAATTCAAATACAAGAACCATCAATCTAGGATCTTCAACAGTAACATTAGCTGCCAGCGGAGCGTCAATTAACTTCGTAACAGGAACAAATTTAACATTTAACGCTGGCACTTCTCAAGTTAACCTACCCGCCACCAGTGCAGGTATTTTCGGAACTCAGACATATTACAACGTTTCTTTTACTGGGTCGGGAGCAGGAACTCGCACTATTAACGCCGCGAACACATTCAACAACCTCACTCTGACTGCTAGCTCGACTGGGTTAAGTGAACTTTCTGTTAGCGCAAATCAAACCATCAACGGTACTTTTACCTGCGCCGGGACAACCGTGACACAACGAGGGTTTGTTCGCTCCAACACTATTGGGACATCGCGTACTATTACTGCAGCAACTATTTCGGCAAATGATTGCGACTTCCGTGACATCACAATCGCTGGTGGAGCGGCAGGCAGTTCTCCGACTCGCGCAGGTGACTGCGGAGGAAACTCTGGTATAACATTTCCATCTGCAAAAACGGTTTATCGCGTAGGAACCAACACAAACTGGACGACCGCTGCGTCGTGGGCACCCAGTTCTGGCGGTACAGGAGCTAGCGAGAATTTCCCGCTCCCGCAGGATACTGCGGTCATCAACAACGACACGACGCTGACCGGCACTTTGTCGTTAAATGGCACGTACAACGTCGGAACACTTGATGCGTCCGCTAGGACTACCGGGATCACGCTCAGTTTTGCAGGAAATACATATTACGGCAACTTCACGCTTGCATCCGGGGTAACAGTCTCTGGTACGGGCATCCAGACGTTTTCCGGTCGCGGTACGCAGACTTTTACTTCTGCTGGTAAAACAATTACGTTCCCAATCACGGTAGACAAACCTGCCGGGACGTTTGAATTGGGCGACGCATTTGCGTCGAGCAACACCGTCACGCACACTCGCGGCACGCTTGATGCAAAAAACTACGCTGTAACATGTACGCAGTTCAATTCAAGCAACAGCAACACTCGAACCGTTACTATGGGTTCCGGGTTGTGGACGTTGAGCGGAACCGGAAACGTCTGGACGTTAACTACTGCAACTGGGCTTACGTTCAATAAGGGATCAGCCGACGTATTACTGTCAAACACCAGCACAACTAGTCGCGGATTCTCTGGCGGCGGGCAATCTTACAATAAGTTGACGATCGGCGGACCCTCTGGGTCGTCCCTAACAGCAATAAATCAGGTAAACACATTTACAGAATTAGCCTCTACAAAAACCGTTGCGCACACAATTCAGTTTAGCGCAAACCAAACGATCACAACGTGGACCGCCACTGGCACTTCTGGAAACGTTGTCACTGTCAACAGCAGCTCCGCAGGCACCCGCCGCACGATCACACTCACCAATAGCACCGCAGGAACGGTAGACTACATGTCTGTCACTGACATCGGCATTACTAACGCCAACCGCTTTTACGTCGGCACGAATTCGACAAATGGTGGCAACAACCTGAACGTTATTTTTGCTGCTGGTCCTAGTCCCTCGACCGGAAACATGTTCTTCATGTTCCAATAAGACCAGTACAAATATGATCAAGAACCAGTTTGATTAGATGCCTATTTTAACGCTATTTCCAGTTAAAAATATTCATAAATATATAATTAGTAATAACGAACAACGTACCGTTTAATACGTTCGTAAACAGAACAATTAAAAACATAATCGGGAAACTAAAATGCCTGTTGCATCTAGAGAACAATTAAAACGTTATGCACTGCGCGCTCTAGGTGCACCAGTGCTTGAAATAAATGTGGACGAAGATCAGTTAGAAGATCGTATTGATGAGGCATTAGATTATTGGAACCTTTACCACTACGAAGGCGTTGAACAAATTTACATGAAGCAACCGATTCGCGCTTCTGAGATCATTCTCAATACCCCTGTAGCTGGTAATTATCAAATTGCAGAGAAAATAACAGGAGCGGTTTCTGGCGCTGTTGCAGAAGTGGTTCGTGAATCAACTCGAACTTCTTCAGGAACATTGTTGCTAATTAAAAATATCGTTGGAACATTTCAAGTTGGAGAAACAATCACTGGTTCTAATTCTGGACAAACAGCGACTACTGTTTCTATTACGCTACGAGAATACGACAAAAGATATATCGAGATTCCAGATTATGTTTATGGTGTGACTAAAATTTTAGGTATGGGACAAGCAAGTTCTTCGAAGAACATTTTCGATTTGCAATATCAGCTGCGACTAAATGACTTATACGACTTAACTTCGACCAGCCTTATCTACTATAAAACAGTCATGAGTCACTTAGCTCTATTAGATTTAGAGTTAAACGGACATCAATTATTCAGATTTAATCGTCTTTCTAATCGTTTGTACTTAGACGCAAATTGGGCGACTGACTTTATTCTTGGCGACCATATTATTATCCAAGGATATCGTGCTATGGATCCAGCTACTTACAGTCGCGTGTTTAATGAACCCTGGTTAAAACATTACGTCACCGCATTATTCAAAAAACAATGGGCGACTAATATAAAGAAATTCTCTGGAATTCAACTTCCTGGTGGAGTCACTCTCGACGGAGATAAACTATACGATGAAGCCGTCACTGAAATTAAAGAACTTGAAGATGAACTGCAGAATAAAGCATCTCCATTAGACTTTTTCCTTGGATAATAATGAACTTGTTTGTTTACTGTCTAGCAGAGTTTAAACCAGCTGCATTATGGCAACTTACCAAGTGTAGGGGGTGTTAACATGGGTACAAATGTTTATTTTTCTCACGGTACTAGAAACGAACAATATCTTATTGAAGACCTAATCATCGAATCTCTTAAGATGTATGGGCAAGACTTTTTCTATATTCCAAGAACGTTAGTGTCAAAAGACGAAATTCTTGGAGAAGATCGTCTGTCTGAATTTAAAACAGCATTCCCTATTGAAATGTATTTTGAAAATGTAGATTCGTTTGATGGTCAGGGGCAATTTATACAAAAATTTGGTCTAATGGTTGAGCAGTCTGCAACTTTAGTCGTCGCTCGCCGTAGATGGGAACAGCTAGTTGGTCGTTATGAGCAAACAATTTTACCACACAGACCTTGTGAGGGTGATTTAATTTATTTTCCTCTAACAAAAGGATTGTTTGAGATTAAGTTTGTAAAACATCAAGATCCATTTTATCAACTTGGAAAGTTGTATGTTTTTAAATTACAAGTTGAGTTGTTCCAGTACGCTTCTGAAAAAATTGACACTGGTGTTGAAGAAGTTGATGTTTTTGAGACTTTAAAATCTATGACCACAAACACAACTCGTACTTTAAATGGTGGTGTTGTTAAGGTTAACGTCACTAATCAAGGGTCTGGGTATACTTCTGCTCCAACAGTTAAATTTACTAATTCTAGTGGTTCTGGTACAGAAGCAATCGCTGTTCTTGGACAAGGGTCTTCTGCAGGTAAAATTATCCGCGTAGATATTATTGCTACTGGAACGCGCTATCAAAGCACCCCAACAGTTGAATTTATTGGTGGTGGAGGTTCTGGCGCGGCAGCTACTGCAATTATTGAAAACGATGTCGATAAGATAGATTCTTATGGTGACAATAATAAATTTAAGGGTCAAAGCAGCGCTGTAGTATTTTCAGCACAAAATCCATTCGGCGAAATTGATAAAACTAAATTTGGTGATTAATGTTAAACAATAACGTATTCTATCATGGTATTATCCGTAAGTGTATCGTAGGATTCGGCACTGTATTCAGTGACATTTACATCGATCGTAAACTAGGAGATTCTGTAACAGGTTCAACAGTACAGCGGCTTCAAGTTCCTCTTGCATACGCGCCAAAAGAAAAATGGTTAGTTCGTTTAGACCAAGATCCAGATCTATCTAATAATGTTTATATTTCTTTACCAAGAATGTCGTTTGAAATTATTGGGTATAACTATGACGCGCAGCGTAAATTAAACCGCATGCAGCAAATTAAATGTGGGGATACAACAGGCTCAGTGTCCACCATGTACACGCCAGTGCCGTATAATATTGATCTATCTCTTTATGTTTTAACAAAAACGCAAGAAGATGGATTACAGATCATTGAACAAATTTTACCAACATTTACGCCAGAATATACTCTCACGTTAAATATCGTGCCAGAGATGAACGTTAAAATGGAAGTGCCTATTATTCTAAACAGCGTTTCTGTTATGGATGAATATGATGGCGATTTTCAAACTCGCAGATTCGTAACACACACGCTTAATTTTCAAATGAAAGTTAATCTGTTTGGAAACGTTAGCGGTAACGGCGTTATTGAAACTGTATTTGCAAATGTTGGAGAGAATGCAGATTTTTCCAACCCAAGCAGAACGTACACAGCAGAAGGTGATGCTAGTACAGGCGCTGTGATAAACGAACAGTGGTTAGACAACTTTTAACCATGGCAGAAATTTATAATTCCAACAGTAATCTTAAAGCAGCTGGAGTTGCTGTTGAGTTCACTCCGGAGGATGTGAAAGAATATATTAAATGTTCTCAGGATCCCATTTATTTTATTGAGAACTACTGTCATATCGTAACACTAGATCATGGGTTACAGTTGTTTAAATTATATGATTGTCAGAAACGAAAAATTGATATTATTCACAATAATCGTCGTGTGATATTGATGGAAGGGCGGCAACAAGGTAAGACAACTACATCTGCTGCATATATTCTTTGGTACACAGTATTTCAATCTAATAAGAATGTTGCTATTCTCGCAAACAAAAAAGACGCTGCGCGAGAAGTTTTGGATCGCTACCAGACGATGTATGAAATGCTCCCAAAATGGATGCAACAAGGCGTACTGACATGGAACAAAGGTGACATTGAACTAGAAAATGGTTCAAAAGTATTCACTGCTGCAACAGGAAAGTCTGGCATTCGCGGCAAGTCTGTTAACTTGCTGTACGTTGACGAAGCTGCTATTATTCCAAACAATGTAGCTGAAGATTTTTTTACTTCTGTGTACCCAACAATTTCTGCGGGGCAGACAACTAAGATTCTTTTAAGTTCTACTCCATTGGGGTACAACCATTTTTGGAAATTTTGGACTGATGCAGAAAAGGGTAGGAATGGGTTTGTGCCATTATTTATCCCATACTGGGAAATTCCAGGACGCGACGAAACATGGGCAGCTGAACAAAAAGCGCAGTTAGGTGAATTGAAGTTCACCCAGGAAGTATTATGTAACTTCTTAGGTTCTTCTTTAACTCTAGTTCGCGCAGACTGTATTTCCAAAATGAGCCCAGACGCTACAATCCACCAAAAAGATGGGTTGGATATATACGTAGAACCTCAAGCCAATCATACATATTGTATTGTAGCAGATATAGCAAAAGGTGTTGGTGGTAATTATTCGGCATTTCAAATTATTGATATAACAGATCTGCCGTATCGTATAGTAGGAAAATATCGTAATAATGAAATTAGCCCGATTCTGTATCCTAATGTAATACATAAAGTCGCAAAAGACTATAACATGGCATGGGTTCTACTTGAAATTAACGTGTCGGAGCAGGCAGCTCATATTCTTTATTCCGAGTTGGAATATGAAAATATTTTGTTTGTCACACGGCACACTAATGGTCAAATTGTATCAGGCGGCTTCGGTGGAGGCAAGACTCAATTAGGTGTAGTTACTGATAAGAAAATTAAACGAATAGGATGTCATAATTTTAAAGCTCTGGTTGAAGAAAATAAATTGATTATAAATGATGCCGATACGATCTCTGAAATCTCTACGTTTATCGAAAAAAAGGGTTCTTACGAAGCTGATGAAGGATATTACGATGATTTGGTAATGCCTTTGGTTTTGTTCGGATGGTTAACCACTAACTCATATTTTAAAGACCTAAATAATGTTAATCTGCGAGAAGCAATGTATCGTAAACAGATGCGGGCGATAGAGGAAGAATTAACACCATTTGGGTTCTATGATGACGGCAGTCCAGAAAAACCTCCGCTAAACTTCTAGAAAACTTGCAAAAACTAAATAAAATGTAGACATAGTTTTGTCTAGTAAAACTTATTAACAAGGAGAATTACAATGCCGTTTCAATTATCTCCAGGCGTTGCAGTCGTAGAAAAAGATTTTACTTCTATCGTCCCAGCCGTATCATCTTCCATTGGTGCAGCGGTAGGCGCTTTCCCATGGGGTCCAGTTATGGAACCTATCACCGTTAGCTCAGAAAATGATCTGGTGGCGCGTTTCGGAAAACCAAATGATAGTAACTTTGACTCTTTCTTTACTGCTGCGAACTTCCTGTCATACACAAATAACTTATTGCTAGTTCGCGCTGACGCTGGACATTTGAACGCGGTCGCTAATAGAACTGGTGGTGTGTCAAGTATCACAATCGGTAATGCCGGTTCTGGTTATTCTTCTACGCCACCAGAAGTCACCGTTTCTGCTCCTGATCAAGAAGGTGGCGTTCAAGCAGTGATTACTGCTACTGTTTCTGGTGGTGTGGTTTCTGCGTTAAACATTGTAACTGCTGGTACTGGATATTCTTCAGCACCTACACTCACAATCGCTGCCCCTCCATCTGGCACGACTGCAACAGCAACTGCTACTGTCGCTGCTGCTGGTGTTAAAATTAAAAATGGTGAACATTATACAACAAATTTCGTGAACGGCGCTGGAGTTGTAGGTTCCTGGGCAGCAAAATATCCAGGTTCTATTGGCAACTCGATTAAAGTTTCTGTAGCAGACTCTAATACATTTGCAGCATGGGCGTACAAAGATGAGTTTGATGCTGCGCCAGACACTTCTCCATTCGCGGCTTCTGTCGGTGGTTCTTCTGATGAAATGCACATTATCATTATTGATGAAGATGGCGCGTTCACAGGCACTCAAGGCGCTATTCTAGAAAAATTCCCATTTGTTTCTAAAGGAAGTGACGCTAAAAAGCCAGACGGAACTAACAACTATTACAAAGACGTCATTAATTCTCGTTCACAGTATATCTGGTGGATGGATCATTTAACCGGATTAACTAATGCAGGATCACAATGCGCTGGAACAACTTTCGCTGAATTGTCTGCTGCTAATAATGCGTCTTTAAGCGGTGGTACTGACGATTATGCTCTTAGCGACGGAGAAAAACAAAATGCGTTTGCATTACTAGCTAACTCTGAGCAGTATGACCTTAGCTTAGTTATGGCAGGTAAAGCGTCTGCAACTGTTGCTGAATTTATTATCAATGACATCTGCGAAACTCGCCTAGATTGCGTGGCATTTATCTCTCCACAAAATATTAGCAGTGGTGATGTTATTATCGGTTCTACTTCTAGCGAAGTTGATCAAATCAACGCATATCGCAATGAGCTGCCTTCTACATCATATGCAGTGATGGATTCTGGTTACAAATATCAGTATGATCGTTATAATGATAAATATCGCTGGGTTCCTCTGAATGGTGATGTCGCGGGTCTATGCGCTCGCACGGATTTTACTAACGATCCATGGTTCTCTCCAAGCGGTTTAAATCGCGGTCAAATTAAAAATGTTGTTCGTCTTGCGGTCAATCCAAACAAGACTCAAAGAGACACTCTTTACAAGAATGGCGTTAACCCTGTAGTAACATTCCCAGGAGAAGGCACTGTTCTATTTGGCGATAAAACTCTGCTGGCTAAACCATCTGCGTTTGATCGTATTAATGTTCGTCGCCTGTTTATTGTTATGGAAAAGGCGATCGCGACTGCTGCCAAATTCCAGCTGTTCGAATTTAACGACAGCTTCACTCGCGCGCAGTTTAAGAACTTGGTAGAGCCATTCCTTCGTGATGTTCAAGGTCGTCGCGGTATTACTGATTTCGTCGTTAAGTGCGATGAGTCTAACAACACAGGCGAAGTTATTGATCGTAACGAATTTGTTGCTGATATATTCGTTAAGCCAAATCGTTCTATCAACTTTATTACTCTGACGTTCGTTGCTGCTCGTTCTGCTATTAACTTCACAGAAATTGGCGCGTAATTAGGGATAAATAAGAGAGAACACAAGGAGAATTAAATGGCAAATATTGCTGATTTTAAATCGCAGATGATTGGGGGCGGCGCTCGCCCTAATCAATTTCGCGTGGAATTAACATTCCCGTCTTATGTAACATTGGGCGTAGTTGCTGGACAGAGAGCACAATTCTTGTGCAAAGCTGCACAGCTGCCAGCTTCCACTGTTGAGAATATACCAGTTCTTTATCGCGGTCGCCCAGTAAATTTTGCTGGCGAAAGAACTTTTCAACCATGGGCAGTATCAATTTACAATGACACCACATTCAATATTCGTAATGCACTAGAGCAATGGCAGTCTGGGGTGCAGAACTATAATACTACTAATGGTCGCACAAATCCAACAGATTATCAAGTTGATTTGTTAGTCCACCAATTAGACCGTAATGGCGCAACAATCAAAACGTATAAATTTGTTGATGCGTATCCAACTGCAATTTCTGCGATCGGTCTAGATTATGAACAACAAAATTCTATTGAACAATTTGATGTAGAGTTTACATTCAACTTCTTTACTTCGACTACTGGCGCAACTCCTGGCTTCGGTGTCAATGTTTCTATCGACACTCCAGTTGGCAGTTTCCCGCTATAATCAATTAAGGTTTTTACATAATGCAGATTTTTGGGTTTCAAATTAAACGTACTCAGGGGGATCAACTACCAAGCGTAGTTCCCCCTAGCCCAGCTGAGACAGGCGCTACTGTAGTAAACACTGGTGTTAATGCTGGTGGTTACTACGGTATGGTTATGGATCTTGAGGGTACGATTAAAAACGAGAATGACCTCATTCGACGTTATCGCGAAGTTGCGCAATATTCTGACTGCGACGGTGCGATCGAAGATATTGTCAACGAAGCTATTGTTGCTGATGAAGATCGTCATTCAGTCGAGATTATTCTTGATGAAGTTGATGTTTCTGACAACATCAAAAATAAAATTCGAGAAGAATTTGCTAATGTTTTAAAACTTTTAAAATTTAATGAACGAGCGCATGAAACGTTTCGTGCTTGGTATATTGATGGTAGATTATATTACCAGATTTTAATTGACGAAAACAATATCAAAAAAGGTATTGTAGAATTACGATATATTGACCCGCGTAAAATTCGTCGTATTAAAAACGTTAAAAAAGACAGAACTAAAGCTGGGATCGAAGTCGTTAAAGAAGTTGAAGAATATTACCTATACAACGATAAAGGAATCACTGAGCAAACGACGCATGGCGTTAAACTGGCACTAGATTCTGTAGTATATGTACCATCCGGTTTCGTAGATCCAAATACTGGTATGTCAATGTCTTATCTTCATAAGGCAATTAAACCAGTAAATCAATTAAAGATGATTGAAGATTCTTTAGTCATCTATCGAATTAGTCGAGCACCAGAACGTAGGATTTTCTACATTGATGTAGGTAATCTACCAAAATTAAAAGCAGAGCAATACGTCTCTGACATAATGAATAAGTTCCGTAATAAAATTGTTTATGACGCGACGACTGGTGAAACGCGAGATGATCGCCGCCATTTATCAATGATGGAAGATTTCTGGATGCCTCGTCGAGAAGGCGGTAAAGGCACAGAAATCACCACACTTCCTGGTGGGCAAAATTTGGGTGAAATTCAAGACATTGAATATTTCCAGAACAAACTTTACGGTGCACTAAATGTTCCAATTAGTCGCTTACAACAATCACAGGGATTTTCAATTGGTCGTTCGCAAGAAATTAATCGAGACGAAATTAAGTTTAATAAGTTTATCGTTAGATTACGTAAAAAGTTTTCTGCGTTATTCAACAATGCGCTTCGCGTTCAGCTAATAGCTAAAGGCGTTATCACCCCTGACGATTGGGATGATATTTGTTATAATATTAAATACGATTATCTTGAAGATAATCATTATGCTGAACTTCGCGACGCGGAGATTATGCAATCTCGTATGAATCTTCTTCAAGCCGTTGATCCTTATGTCGGTAAATACTACTCGATGGATTGGGCTAAAAGAAACATTCTTCGTATGGACAAGGATGAAATTAAAGAGATCGATAAACAAATCGCCAAAGAACAAAAACAATTGCTCAATATTGCGAATCAACAGGGCGAGGTTCAGTTAGCGATGCAGCAACCCATGATGGACGCCCAACAAGAACAACAACAGCAAATGCAACAACAAGACGCGCAGCAACAAGCAGATAATGCGGGCGAACAAGAAGTTGTTGACAACCAAGATTCACAACAGAAAAAAAGCAAGCCAGCGAAGTCTACTAGTTGGCCAAATTAATAGGAGAATATTATGAACCAGTCAGTACAACATTTAGTTGATGCTATCAAAACCGGCGACGCTATTGCTACTGAAAACGCATTCGCCATTGCAATGGCGGAAAAACTTGCGAGTAAAATTGACGATTTTCGTGTAAATATTGCGCAGAATATGTTCAATCAAGCCGAACCACAAGTGCAAGAGGATCTTTCTGAAAGCGAAGATTTAGCATTAGTGGTTGAAAACGCCACCGACGACTTTGACTCTGATGAAATTTCTCTTTCTGAAGAAGAAGTTGCTAGTTTTGTTGAGAAGTATGAAGGGTTCAAAAAGTTATCTGGCGAGTTAGCGGCGAAAGGCGCTAAAAATCCAGCGGGACTAGCAGCATGGATTGGTCGTAAAAAATATGGCAAAGAAAAGTTTCAAGCTGCCGCTGCCGCAGACAAAAAGATGGGCTAATGAAATATTCTGATTTTACCAAACAATTTAAAAGATCTGGTGTTATTGAAAGCGCCAGATCCTATCTTCATCTTATTGAAAAATTAGAAAATGGTAAAGTATTGATTGATGGTATTGAGACGAAATTTGATACTGTTAATGAAGCAAGACACCACGTTAAACAAGAACACGCGAAACATAAATTAGAAGAACAAGCGTCTAAAGAACTATACGAAGAACTGTCTGATAAAACTATTGCCAATATTATTAATCAACACCACAACATTAGGGTAACGGATACTTTGGTAGAGTCTTATAAGGAACTGGCGTCATCTCATATGTTTAGTGTGGACCCAGTTGTTCATAAAATCAGATTAATCAATAAATTAGATCGTTTGATTGAAAATAAATTACACTATCACCTTAAAGATGGTGCAATTGTAGCAATTAATGAACAAACGCAAGAACGACTAAATAATCTACTACAGAATCAACCAGATATTATTGATTATATGCGTCAAGATAAAAATAATTTTATGTATGTAATCAGCAAGTTACAGGAAAACTAAGATGGCAATGACCTTCACTACCGTTAGAAACACGAATCAAGAAGCTGTGATTCATTTTGAATCTTCTGCTGCAGAAACTGGCACTATTACTATCGCCAACTTAACCGCAGAAACTCAGACTCGTAATAGTGATAATCCTAAAGTTGATATTGTTAAGTTTATTTGTACAGGCGAATTAACATCACTAATTAAAATTCAGCGTAACAGTAAAGTTGTTATTGCATGTTCCCCAGAGAACGAAGCGGTGATTGAATTTAACGCATGGGGTATACCAGTAACAAACGACAACACAAGCGACATTGTTGTAAATAATGTTACAGCAAAAGCTGTAACGGGTTGGATTGTTCTTCGTAAACAAGCTGGATGGTCGACTAAGGTTGAGGAAGCTACTTATGGCGCATATGATGATACCACTCGCGTCGGCGCATCAACCACATTAAGCGGTTCACCGGATAAGGCATAACGATGAAACTAATCAAAGAAGATATTTCTAATACCAGGTTAATCGTTGAAGAAAAACTTGGTAAAGGTAAAACGTATTTTATTGAAGGTATTTTCCTTCAGTCAGCAATTAAAAACCGTAACGGTCGTATGTATCCAGAATCAGTTATGGATAAAGAAGTTGGTCGTTATATGCAAGAACAAGTTCTAAATAATCGCGCTTATGGTGAACTAGGTCATCCAGATAATCCAAGTATTAATTTGGACCGCGTTTCTCATATGATCGTTGATCTGCGTAAAGAAGGAACTAATTATATTGGTAAAGCAAAAATTCTTGAAACTCCTATGGGTATGATTGCACGAGGTCTGTTAGATGGTGGCGCGAACTTAGGAGTGTCGAGCAGAGCACTTGGAACTCTAAAAGAGTCAGACGGTGTCCAAATTGTGCAAGACGATTTTATGCTGTCAACAGCAGCAGACATCGTTGCTGATCCCAGCGGACCGAATTGTTTTGTTCAAGGAATTCTAGAGAACGTTGACTGGGCTTATAATGCCACAACAAACTCTTGGGTTATGGCAGAAAACATTAAACAACAAATAAAAAAATCTAGCGTTAAACAAGTTGCTGAAAATCAGGCAAAGTGGTTTGAAACTTTTTTAAAAACAATTAAATAATGTTTCATTTTACCTACATTACTGCCAGTTCCGATGGTTATTTTTATGTTGGAAGACATTCAACAAAAAATATCGACGACAAATATCAAGGTTCCGGTAAATGGGTTAAACTTTGTAAGGAGAATAATATAGAACTCCATACAAAAATATTGCAGTTTTATTCTTCGTTTGAAGAATTAACTTTAGCAGAAGAACAACTTATTGAAAAACATATTAATAATTTTAAGAATATGAACATCAATAATAAATCTGTAGGTTTCGCGGTTGGTGTTTTAAACCCTTCTAACAATAAAGAAGTTTTAAAGAAACGCCCTCAAAACAATTCTGGATATATTTCTGAATATATGAAACACAACAACCCGAGCACTAAAGACTGTGTTAAAAAATTAAGAAGCGAATTTATGAAAGATTTGTGGAAAGATGCCGAGTACAAAGAACTTCATAGCGGCGAAAATCATTATATGAAACAGAGCCACAAAAGAAAACAATTTTCTGAAAACAACCCAATGCATAGAAAAGAGGTTGTTGACAAAATTAAGAATAGAGTTATGGAAGCCGTGAAAACTGGAACGCATAATAGCAAAATTTTATTGGAATGCCCGCATTGCAATAAATCGTGTTCCATACCAAATGCTAAAAGATGGCATTTTAACAAATGTAAAATGGTCAAAATCAAATAATTATAAATAATTTACTAGAACTATCCAGTTAGGAGAAACCCGATGTCAATCGAACAAAAAATTGCTGAAATCCTGGCAGAGTCAAAAATCCACGGTAGCGAAGGTGGTAGCAAGTCTACTACTGAAAATGCAGCTGCTGGTGACAAAGCTGTGATTCGTAAAGGTAACCCAGTTCCAAATGGCGGTGAAATGCCTAATGCAGACAATCAGCGTAACAATGTTGATGACGAAGAAGAAGCAGCTAATGCTACTTCTAAGAAACCTAATCCAGCCACTGCTTCTAGCGTTGCTGGTGACCAAGAAGTGGTGCGTCACGGCGCAGCAGTTAAAGGTATCAAAGAAGACGTTGATGCATTACTTCACGGTGAAGAACTTTCTGAAGAATTCCGTCAGAAAGCTGAAACTATTTTTGAAGCAGCTGTTCTTACTCGCGTTAAAGAAGAAGTTGCTCGTATTGAAGCAGAATTCGAAAGTAAACTTGCAGAGCAGGTTGAAAAGAATACAGAGGGTCTTGTTGAACAAGTTGATGGATATCTCGGCTATATTGCCGAGCAGTGGATGGCACAGAATGAAATTGCCCTTGAGCGTGGTATTAAATCTGAACTTCTTGAAAGTTTCGTTGCTGGTATGAAGTCTCTTTTCGAAGAGCACTACATCGATGTTCCAGAAGAAAAATATGATGTACTCGGTGAGATGGAAGATCACATCAGTGATTTAGAAGCAAAACTTAACGAGCAAGTTTCTGCTAACATCGAATTGTCTAAGACAATCGCTGAAGCAAAACGAGCAGAAATCGTTAAAACCGTAAGCGAAGGTCTTACTGACATTGAAACTGAAAAGTTCTTAGGGTTAGTTGAAGAACTTTGTTACGAAGATGCTACAACTTTTAAGGCTAAAGTTAAGACTATTCGTGAAAATTATTTCACAAACAAGCAAAACACAATAGTTGAGTCTGTTGTTACTGATGCACCAGTTGAGATGATCACTGAGCAAAAGAAACCACAAGTCGACCCAGCTATGACTGCTTACTTGTCAGCACTCAACAAAATCACCAAATAAAGGAATTACGATATGACTACTCGTCAACAATTAATGGAAAAATGGGCACCGATTCTGAATCACGAATCTGCACCTGCAATTAAAGACAACTACCGCAAAGAAGTTACTGCAGTTCTTCTTGAGAACCAAGAACGCGAAATGCAGAAACAGCGTGAAGCTCTTTTCGAAGCTGCTCCAGCTAACGCAGTTGGCGCATATGGCGACACTGGCGGTTTTGCTAAGTTTGACCCAGTGCTTATCAGCCTAGTTCGTCGTGCAATGCCACAAATGATCGCTTATGATGTTTGCGGTGTTCAGCCAATGACTCAGCCAACTGGTCTAATTTTTGCAATGAAGTCTCGCTACAGCAACCAAGGCGGCACTGAAGCTCTGTTCAACGAAGCAGACACTGACTTCTCTGGTACTGGCACCCACTCTGGTGCATACGACTTCGGTGGTTCTGAAACCACTGGTTCTGGTCTAGCAACTGCTGACGGTGAGCGTCTTGGCCAAGGTGGTACTGGCGACGGTTCTTTCGGTCAGATGGCATTCAGCATCGAAAAGACTTCTGTTACTGCAAAGACTCGCGCTTTGAAAGCAGAATACTCTATCGAACTCGCACAAGACATGAAATCTGTTCACGGTCTTGATGCTGAAGGCGAATTGAGCAACATTCTCTCTACTGAGATCCTTGCTGAAATCAACCGCGAAGTTATCCGTACTATCTACAAGACTGCTAAAGCAGGTGCTGCAGTTGGTACTACTACTGCTGGTACGTTTGACCTAGACACTGACTCTAACGGTCGTTGGTCTGTTGAGAAGTTCAAAGGTCTAATGTTCCAAATCGAGCGCGAAGCGAATGCTATCGGTCAACAGACTCGTCGTGGTCGCGGTAACATCATCATCACTTCTGCAGATGTTGCATCTGCACTAGCGATGGCAGGTGTTCTTGACTATTCTTCTGGTCTAACTGGTAAGAATGACCTAACTGTTGATGACACTTCTACTACTTTTGCTGGTGTTCTAAACGGCAAGTACAAAGTGTTCGTTGACCCATATACTTCTAACGTTTCCGCAACTCAGTTCTTCGTTGTTGGTTACAAAGGTACTTCTGCGTTTGACGCTGGCTTGTTCTACTGCCCATACGTTCCTCTACAAATGGTTCGTGCGGTTGATCCTAACAGCTTCCAGCCAAAAATTGGCTTCAAGACTCGTTACGGTCTAGTTGCTAACCCATTCGTCAACCTCGACGATGGCACTAGCGGTCAGGACAACCTAACTGCTAACGCAAACTACTACTACCGTCGCGTCAAGGTCGTTAACTTGATGTAATTGGTAAGTCGGTTTAATTAAACTGACGCAGAGCAGTAATTAAGAGGGAGACTTTAAAGTCTCCCTCTTTTTATTTTGAACTAAATAATCATATGACTACTACAATTACATGCCCATTGCCAGAGAATTTAACTCCATTATCGCCTAATGGGTTTAATTTCAGTATCACAAAACTTCCAGGAGTATCGTTCTTCTGTCAACAGGTACAGCTTCCAGCAATCACGCTTGGCGAGATTGACCAAAATAATCCGTTCGTGAATGCTCCAATCCCAGGAGAAATTCTGACTTACGATCAATTGAATATTCAGTTTTTAATTGATAATCAGATGCTTAACTATAAATCAGTATATAATTGGATGGTTGCTCTGGGGTTCCCTGAAAATTATGATCAATATAAGAGTTTTATTGCAAACGACACTAATAACTACACAGAACTCGCAAAAAATTATTCAGACGGAGTTTTGCAAATGTTGACTGGTAACAACGTCACTGCTGCAACTGTAGCCTTTAAAGATTTATTCCCGATTAGCATTGGCTCTTTAACGTTTCAAGCGACCAATTCAGACGTGCAGTATCTTGTAGGTGACGCATCTTTTAGATACACCAGTTACAAATTTATCTGATACAAATTTGTTGTTGTGATAATATGAAGTAACATATCACTAATTATGAGGTTATTATGAATATTGAGCAAGTACAAGAAATGTGGGACATTGATTGCCAAATCGATGATAATTATCTCGGTGAAAATTCCACGCAGACCCCCAAATTACACGCCAAGTACGTCAAACTCTTGGTGCAGGTAAAACTAAAGCACACAAAACTACAATCCGTTTATATCGCGGGGAACTTTCTCGTGATGAATTAACGAGGCTTGGGTGGGATCAATGGCAAGGAGTCAAACCATTAAAAAATGAAATGGATGAGTTTCTATCAGGAGATTCTGAATTAGTTACGATTAAAATGAAAATTGATTATCTTGAAACTATGATATATCTTCTTGAATCAATTTTACAACAAATAAAAGCCAGAGACTGGCAGATTAAAACAGCCGTGGATTATAAAAAATTCCTGGCTGGTCACTAAAAATTCTAGCGCCGTGATGATAAATGTAACAATAGAAAAATTAGACGAAGGGTTCGTTCGAGTGTTCTCTGATCCGAGCGTGGAACAAGAATTGGTCGACTTCTTTACGTATGAATATCCTGGCGCAAAATTCACCCCAAAATACAAAGCTAGATTATGGGATGGTCTAGTCAGATTACTAGATCCTGTAAGAAAAACACTATACGTTGGTCTTGTTGAATATGTGGAACAATTTTGTGAACGTAACGGGTATAATCTAATATACAAAACCAACATTAATGTCACCAATGGATTTACTACAGATAAAATAGAGCAGTACGTGCGGTCATTAGATTTACCTAGTAAAATTGAAATTAGAGACTATCAAATTGAAGCCATCACAACTGCTCTTGATAAACAACGAACTCTGTTATTGTCTCCTACTGCGTCAGGAAAATCATTTATAATTTATAGCATTATGAGGTGGCACGTAGAACAAGGTCGTAAATGTATTCTTATTGTTCCGACTACATCTCTTGTTGAGCAAATGTGTTCTGATTTCGAAGATTATTCATCAATCAATAAGTGGTCTGTCGCTAAACACTGTCAGAAACTTTATTCTGGGTTTCCAAAAAACTTCCAAGCAAACGTTCTTATCACCACATGGCAATCAATCTACCTGCAACCAAAAGCATGGTTTAATCAATTTGATGTAATGTTTGGAGATGAAGCTCACAACTTCAAAGCCAAGTCTTTAACTGGAATTATGGAAAAGATGAATACTGTTGCACATCGTATCGGCACCACTGGTACGTTGGACGACAAAAAGATTCATCGTCTTGTTCTTGAAGGTGTTTTCGGTAAAGTACACAGAGTCACGACCACCAAGGCTCTAATGGATTCTGGTAAATTAACCAGCCTAAATATTACTTGTCTGATTCTGAAATATTCAGAAGAGACGCGTAAGGAAAGAAAAAACAAGACTTATCAAGAAGAGATGGATTGGCTAATCGCCAACGAGAAGCGTAATAAATTTATACGCAATTTAACTGTAGCATCTAAAGGTAATACTCTTGTTCTGTTTCAATATGTTGAAAAACATGGTAAAATTCTTTACGAATTAATTAAAGGAAAAGTACACGAAAATAGAAAAATATTTTTTGTGTATGGCGGCACTGATGTTGCAGATCGTGAACAAATCCGTCACATCACTGAATTAGAAAATGATGCTATTATTGTGGCAAGTTTTGGAACATTTTCGACTGGTATTAATATTCCATCCATAGAGAATGTTATATTTGCGTCTCCTTCAAAATCCAAGATTCGTAATTTGCAAAGTATCGGACGTGGATTAAGGTTAAAAGACGGTAAACAAAAATGTAATTTATACGATATAGCTGATGATTTGCATTGGAAAACGTGGAAGAATCACACGTTAAATCACGCAGCGGAGCGATATAAGACGTACGCTCAAGAAGAATTTAAAGTCAAACTTGTGGAGATTGAGATATGTTAACTGGTAATGAACTCTATGTAATTTTAAAATTCACGTCAGGTGAACTGATAATGGCTACTCTTCAAGAAGAAGACGAGCAAAACATTATGATTGATTATCCAATAGTTATAAAAACGATTATGGATTATGAAGGCGGTAAAGAACGAGTGAGTGTAAGCCCTCTGTGTTCGTTCACTAGTGAACATTCGTATGTTATCTCAAAAAACAATGTACTTTACATTAAGAAGTTACATTATGTTTTTATTCCACATTACCAAAGGATTGTAAAAGATCAGCAGGAAACTACATCATTTTCCTCGCTAGATTCTAACTCTGACGATTCGCTAGAATGGGATGATGAACCAACCACTCAAGAAGAATCAATAAATATGCAAGAAATGTTAACATCTATTGAAGAACTAGATGACGATATTGATTGGGATGAGAAACTAAAGAACTTGGTTCCTGGTAACGATACACTTAATTAACATCATTATCATCCCTAGACACCCTGAATTATGCCTCAAGTCAAATATAAAAGCAAATTTATTTTGTAAGAAATTTAAATTTGCTTTTTTTTATTATGTGTTGTATACTTATGAATATATTGACCTATAGAGGAATGTTCATGTATGGCACACTATGTAAATAACGCGGATCTTCTAAAAGCTCTGATAGAGTATAGAACAAAAAAAGCTGAAGCTGCGGCTGATGGTAAATCAAAACCACTTGTGAGTGATTACATCGGCGAATGTATTCTTAAGATCGCCACCCGCCTATCTCATAAACCCAACTTTATAAATTACTCTTATCGAGAAGACATGATTCTTGATGGTGTGGAAAATTGTATTCAGTACATTGACAACTTCAATCCCGAACGATCAAGCAATCCCTTTGCATACTTTACGCAGATTATTTACTATGCATTTCTTCGCAGGATTGCTAAAGAAAAGAAACAAAGTTACATTAAAGGCAAATTGATTCAGGACATGCCATTTGATATGTTCGAGACGCAAGAACACGATGATGATAAAGAATTTCATAATCAGTACATGGAGTTTATGCAACAAAATTATCAGGTAGACGATTTTATTGCACGTAAAAAAGCCAACCGTAAAAAGAAGGCTCAAGTTGATTTAGATGATTTTTTAGGTGATAAAAATGACGACCTCGATACAAAAAATGATTGATAAAATTAATAGTAATTACAGAATCACTTCATCTAGAACGAGGGCTAGATTAAAAAAATTAAAAAAACGCAGAAAACGGTTTCAGAACAAACTATCTTGGGACATAACTGATAACATATTTAATTTGAATAAAATTATGGAAAATCAAACCGATAAAATTTTTCTAGGCGTTTCAGATTTTGAAGACCTAGTTACATCTGAGATTATGCGTAAGCGCGTCAGTGATAATCTCTCCACAGTGCAGCGAGAAACAACTGTTCTCTGCAATCGATCACAATGGCAGAAGTGGGCAGAAGTACAATTCAAAGATTTTATGTTTGTTCAGACCAATTCTTCTTCTGGGTTTATTGTTGAAGAAAAGACTAACAACCTAATTAAATTTTTCGTCAACAGTAACTCTACTGAGGTTCGCGCATTCGGTGATGATGATTTCGTTAAGGATGTTATTGATGTTGTTGAATCTGCTTTTTCTGTCGTCACTTCTTACATTGAGTGGATTTATTCCAGTGATGGCAACTCGGTTAATGTGCCATTGAATCGTGATCGCCTTCCCGTTGCAGAGATGTACCCATTCTTAAATGGAGAATCTCTTGAGTCATATTATGACCGTTATATGGAATCATCTGCTAACATTCTTCTGCTGATTGGTCCTCCTGGAACTGGTAAGACAACATTCATTCGAGGATTGCTTGCGCATCGTCAATGTTCTGCAATGGTAACGTATGATGCTGGTATTCTCGAGAAAGATGCATTTTTTGCTGGCTTTATTGAGGATGATGCTTCGGTTATGGTTCTTGAAGACTCAGACACATTCCTGAAATCTCGCTCTGATGGTAACACGATGATGCATCGATTCCTTAATGTAGGAGACGGTCTGGTTACCACTAAAGGTAAGAAAATGATTTTCTCAACCAATCTTCCAAGTATCCGCGACATTGATTCTGCGTTGATTCGACCAGGAAGATGTTTTGATATCGTCTCCTTTGATCTTCTGACTGGCGATCAAGCAAATATTCTTGCTAAAAAACTTGATGTTACTTTGCCAGTTCGCCCAGGCGGTAAAGAAAACGACAAATATTCTATTGCTGAAATTTTTAATCAACAATCTCAAAAACCGCAAAACTGTACCATGAACAGAAAAGTGGGGTTCATTTAATCGTGACGAATGTTAATATTAAATTTGTAAACTTGGAGATTGCATGAGTAAGGTTGCCATTATAACAGATCAACATTTCGGCGCGAGATCGGACAGCATCGCTTTCTTAGATTTTTTTCAGAAGTTTTATGACAATATCTTTTTCCCAACCATTGAGAAAGAAGGTATTGACACTGTCTTGATTCTTGGTGATACTTTCGATCGTCGCAAGTATATCAACTTCTATTCTCTGCATCGAGCAAAAGAAATGTTCTTCAACCTGCTTGCAGCTAAAGGTATTGAAGTTTATATGCTTGCTGGAAACCACGACACATACTATAAAAACACAAACGATGTAAACTCTCCTGATCTTCTACTACAGGAGTATGGCAACATAACTGTAATTGATACCCCTAGAACCATTAACGTTCATGGTGTCGATATTTGTATGATGCCATGGATATGCCCGGAAAATTATCAAGAGTCGCTTGACCACATTAAAACCACAATCGCTGAAATCTGTATGGGACATTTTGAGATCTCTGGGTTCGCGATGTATAGGGGGATGACATCTCATGAAGGCTTGGGTAAAGAAACATTCGGAAAGTTTGATATGGTTTTTAGTGGGCATTATCATCACAAAAGTGACGATGGTCATATTTACTATCTGGGAAACCCGTACGAACTCACCTGGCAAGACTTTAACGATCCCAGAGGGTTTCATCTGTTTGATGTATCAACCAGAAAACTTGAATTTATCAGAAACCCTTATACTATGTTTGCACGAATCGAATATAACGACAGAGACCAAGAACCACTCGATTTAGATGCTTTAGATTTAAAAGAGTCATATGTAAAATTAGTTGTTGTCAATAAAACTGACTTTTATAAATTTGATAAATTTATTCAGAAGTTGTACAATAAGGGTTGCCATGAAATTAAGATTGTTGAAGATATGTCGGAATTTCAAGAAGGTGAAATTGGAGAAGAAATTAACTTAGAAGACACTCTTTCTGTACTTTCTAATTATATCGACTCTGTTGAAACTGATGTTGATAAAGAACAAGTTAAAACGTTTATGAGAACCTTATACACAGAGGCTGTTAACTACGAAGATTAAGTTGGCAACAGTTTTAATTTGTGATTTATCTTTTATTTGGAAATACGTATAATGCAACAACTTGAGATTAAATTTTTCTTTCCACTAACAGAACAAATTCCACTTGATTTGGATTTTAGTCCCTGTTATGAGTATGAAGCGAATAAACGAGCAGAAATTATTTCGCGTTCTACTCTGAGTGTCAATGGCGGCGGTATCGTGAACACGATGGCATTCACCGACTTACATCAATCATTTAGTATTAACATCGACCAAACACCATTAACAGTCGTTTCTAAAAATAAACCCAACATCTTTAGAAGATATCTCTACAAGATTCTGGGCGTAACCTGGAAAGTTAAATGATAAACTTTAAGTCTGTCAGCTGGTCTAATTTTCTTTCAACTGGTAATGTACCGAACAAGATACTGTTGAATAAGTCTCCAACCACTCTTATTATTGGTAAGAACGGTGAAGGGAAAAGCACAATCTTAGATGCGTTGTGTTTTTCGCTATTTGGAAAACCATTCCGCAATATCAACAAGGGGCAGCTGGTAAATTCTATCAACGGTAAAAAGTGTCTTGTTGAAGTTGAGTTTGGTGTTAATGGTAAAGAATATAAGATCGTTCGCGGCATTAAACCAAACATCTTTGAAATTTGGGTTGATGGTGTGATGATCAATCAGGACGCTGCTGTTAAAGATTATCAAAAGGTTCTTGAGCAACAAATCCTTAAACTGAATTATAAGACATTCACTCAAGTGGTTATCTTAGGGTCTGCATCATTTGTTCCATTTATGCAGCTACCGTCAACTCAACGCAGAGAAGTCATTGAAGACATTCTTGATATTCGTATCTTCTCTACGATGAATCAGTTATTAAAAGAAAAACACCAAGACACCAGAAATCAAATTCAAAAAATCGAAGCGGAACTTGCCACTGCAAAATCTAAAGTTGATGCGCAACAAACGCTCATCAAAACTATTAGCGACGCGAAGACTGAGACGATCAAAAATATACAAACAAAGATTGAATCCAACTCTTCTCAGATATTCAACACAACCCAAGAAATCGCAGCGATTATTTCACACATCAATAATCTTAAAGAGAGTATCGCGAACAAGGAACGGCTTGTTGAAGATATCGATAAGGCAAAGTCAATAAGAGCGAAATTAAATCAGAAAATAGAAACGTGTGAACATAACGCAGAATTCTTCACACAGAATGATGTATGTCCACAATGTAGCCAAGATATTCCGGAAGATTACAAGTCTAAAATTATCTATGACTTACAATCTAAAATTGAAGAAAGCGATAAAAAAATTGGTGACCTTGAAACAGTTTTAGACGGGCTTCAGCATAAATTAAAAGATATTAATATTATCGTGGATCAAATCACTGATAAGAATATTGAACTGTCTACTAAAAACTCCACAGTAACATTATTGAATGCGCAAATCGAAGAACTAAAACAAGAGATTGAAGATCATAAAGCTAATACTGCTGATGTGGACACAGAAAAGAAAAAACTGAAAGAACTAGCCAATGATGCACTAGAAAAGATAAAACAGAAAACTAATCTTCAAGAAACTCGCAACATCCAAGAAGTTGCATCAGCGTTGCTGAAAGACACTGGCATCAAGACTGCTATTATTCGCGAATATCTGCCAGTGATGAACAAGCTGATCAACAAGTATTTAAATTCTATGGATGCTTATGTTCAGTTTGAATTAGACGAAGCGTTCAATGAGACTGTTAAATCTCGCCATCGTGATGAATTCACATACGCTAGTTTCTCAGAAGGCGAAAAGCAAAAAATAGATTTAGCGATTCTATTCACGTGGAGGCAGATCGCTAAAATGAAAAATAGTGTTAATACCAATCTTCTGTTGATGGATGAGATATTTGACTCTAGTTTGGACGCGCAAGGCACTGATCATCTGATGAACTTGTTATCTCAAATAACCAATGACACCAATGTTTTTATAATCTCGCATAAAGGAGATCAGCTGTTTGATAAATTCAGGTCAGTTATACGGTTCGAAAAGGTGAATGAATTTTCAGTCATGAAATGATGTGCGCCTAGTCACGTAAGTTGTTGATTTTACAAGTAAAAAATAAACCCTACTAAATGTAGGGTTTTTGCATTTAATGCTTGCCTTTTATTCAGATTTGGGGCATAATTACGTTATTGATTATGGAGAATGTGATGGAAATAAAAGCAACTGACTTATCTGCTCGACTTCTGGCGAATGAAAATCTTTCAATCGTGCGCGCTCGTGCACGCACTGCATCCTTTGACATTAAGAGTCGTGTTCTGACTCTGCCGATTTGGAAAGAGATGACGCCTGAAGTTGAAGATATGCTTGTCGGGCATGAAGTTGGTCATGCTCTTTACACGACTGAAGATTACATCAAACCTATCGAAGAAAATCATAAACTTATGAGTTATATGAACGTCATTGAAGACGTTCGAATCGAAAAATTAATCAAACGTAAATACCCTGGTCTGCGCAAGCGTATGAACGAGGGTTATAAACAATTAAATGACCGCGACTTTTTTGGTGTAAAAACTATTCAGGACTTTGACGATCTTCTTCTCATTGACAAGATTAATCTTTATTTCAAAGTAGGATTTGACTGTGGCGTTAAATTCACGTCAGAAGAAAAGGTGTTTGTCACTCGCGCAGAGCAATGCGAAACTATTGATGACGTTATCTCGCTGGCGAAAGATGTCTATGAGTTCTCCAAACAGAAAGCAGAAGAGCGTGAGCAGCGCATGGGCGACCAGGGTTTAGAAGAAACTGATGAAGAAGATGAAGTGTATGATGTAGTTTCAACACACGATGACGAAGAATGGGATTTAGATGATATTGGAGATAATTCTACAGACGGCTCAAGTAATTCAAAACAAGGCTCTGATCCTTCTGAAGAAAATTTGGAATCTAAAACTGATCGTGCGTTCAAAATCAAACTTGATGCATTGGCTGATGAAAACACTAAGTACAATTATTGGAAATTTCATCATTCTTCTTTTGACGAAACTGTCATTGATTACAAAAGAATACTTAATGAGACCAAATCACCAGCAGAATGGGCTGATATCAGCCCATTCGATGCGCCGCGGGTTATATCAAAAGAGTTTGATCAATTCAAAGTTGAAACTGCTCGTACCGTGAATTATCTCGTTAAAGAATTCGAGATGAAAAAATCTGCTCAACTCTACAAACGTTCACAGATTTCTAAAGTTGGTTCTATTGATATGCGTAAAGTTTATGCATATAAACTTAAAGATGATTTATTTAAGCGTGTTACTGCATTGCCCCAAGGTAAAAATCATGGTATGGTCATGCTCGTTGATTGGTCTGGTTCTATGGACAACGTTCTTATTGATACTATCAAACAGGTCATCAATTTGGCACAATTCTGTAATCGCGTTCAGATTCCATATCGCGTGTATGCTTTTACTAGTGGATATTTTGATCGCGCGAGATCTCGCAAAGATTACAATGAACTATACACTCGACACGAAGCGGCGAGAAAAAAAGTCGGAAACTGGCTCAATGTCAGCGCGACTCAATTTCGTCTATTGGAATTGTTCTCCAGTAAAATGACCAATAGCGAGTTTAATGCTATGTCTGCTCGTCTTGTGCATCATCGTTTCACTCACAATAAAGGCTATGCCACACACGGAACTCCATTGAATGAGGCTCTCGCTTTCGTATATGAAAACCTTGGAGATTTCATCAAGACCAACAATATTGAAAAAACTACATTCATCACTCTGACTGACGGTGCAGGTGCGCAGCTGCAAGGCGTTAATACTCGTCCACCGCTTTCTCCCACGGCTTATGAAGGTGATGGTCAGCACTTTAAGTATATTAAACAAAAACATTTTATTAAAGAGGAAACAACACAAAAAACATACGAATTGAATAATTATTCGACTAATCAAACTGATGTTATTTTGCGTATGATTAAAGATCGTTACAAAGTTTCTGTTGTAGGATTCCACATATGCAGCAACAACAAACGCGATTTGAAAAATGTGATCGAAGCTAACATTCCAAATTACACCGGAGATATCCTCGGACTTATCGAAAATTGGAAAATGCAATTTCGCAAAAACAGTTTTGTGTCTATTAAGAACACTGCTCGTGATGAGTTGTTTATTATTCCCCAGTCCTCTACAAAAATTGAAGAAGGAGAACTTGAGGTCACAACCGACGCGACTGTAAAAACAATCGCGAAAAACTTTAGTAAATATCTAAATGTGAAAAAGACTAGCAGAGTACTTCTGAATCGATTCGTGGCACTTGTGGCATAACCACCACATCTTTCTAAATTGCTGCAAAAAATGCTTGCCTTTTATTGCATTTTAATGTATAATATTATTATTGAAACTTGATTATGGAGATTTGTGATGGCAAAAATTGATACACAGTTCCGCGAGAAATTTGAACAAAAATTGTTCGAGATGTATCCTGACGTTCAGACTAAATGCGTCGTGAGTCGCCCTCAACTTGTAGAAGTTATGGAGCGTTTAAATACTGATAAATTTCCTTTGTGGCTTATGAAAGAAAAAGTTGGTCGCGGATTATATGCAGTCAGCAATGCGGTGTCTGTTGATACCCGCGCTACAGTGAAAGATAAACCTGTGAAACAAGAATCGTTCGTGGTGGATTACACCGACACTAAATCACTCATTCCCGTTAAAGACGCGAGTTTTGTACCTTTTGGTAATTATAATGACTTGGAAAATATCATTAAATCTGGTATTTTCTATCCAGCGTATATCTCTGGTCCAACTGGTAATGGTAAATCGACGATGGTCGAGCAAATTTGCGCGAAACATAAACGTCCTTTGATTCGAGTAAATTTGAACATGATGACGGATGAAGAACAACTCATCGGTTCTAAAACTCTTATTGACGGTAATGTGCAAATTGTTGAAGGTCCAGTGCTCATCGCCATGCGAACTGGAACGACGATGCTACTTGACGAAATTGATGCGGGAGCAGCAAACACCCTTCTCTGTTTGCAGCCGATTCTTGAGGGTAAGCCATACTACTTCAAACTCAAAAACGAGATGATTGTTCCTGCGCCTGGGTTCAATGTGATTGCTACAGCAAACACTAAAGGTAAGGGATCAGACGATGGTCGTTACATCGGCACTAATGTGTTGAACGAAGCATTCCTGGAGCGTTTTGCTGTCACGTTTGAACAGGATTATCCTGCTGCAAAGGTAGAGATTAAGATTATCAAGAATTTGATGCAAACTTATCAGTGCGTTGATGATGAGTTTGCAGAAACTCTCGTCAAATGGGCTGAAGCAATTCGTCGCACTTTTGCTGATGGTGGCGTAGACGAAACAATCACAACTCGTCGTATGATTCACATCGTTAGAGCATTTGCCATCTTTAAGAACCGCTCAAAGGCTGTAGAGCTTTGCTGCAATCGATTCGATGCCGCGACTAAGTCTGCTTTCATTGATTTATATGATAAGGTGGCGACCCCACAACCAGAAGTTGTGTCCGATGATATACTAACGGTAAATCCTGCCGGGAACCAAGAAATTCCGTTTTAACCGGAGAAACTAGGTGGAGAAACTGCTCCATACGCCTCGTAAAAAGTTGCAAAAAAGTGTTGTCTTTAATTTGTAATTAAGGTATAATATACCTGTGGTACTTGTGAAACTTCTTGAAAAAGGAAATATACTATGTTGAAATTTACAAATCTGTCCTTGGCACAAAAACGTTTCGTGGTTGCCGTGATTGAATCTAACCCGCACTACAAAAAAGATCCTCAGATCACTCTGAAAGAATGTGCTGCCATTTATAACGCTCTCCGCGATCAACGAACTGGTTCGAAACACGAGAAAATCGGTTACCCTAACTGGCTGTTCAATAAAAATAAAGTTGAACGGGGTGTGTATCAACTACCTATTCCAACACCTCAACAACTTTCTGAATATCAACAAGAACTTAGCGGCAAGATGTCGCCCGTCGCTAAGGCTAAAGCTAAGGTTGCGAAAGTTCAGAAAGCTAAACCTGTTATGGTTAAGAACACTACCGTAGATAGTGCAGAGAAAGAAGAACAGTTGGAAGCATCTCGTTTACAACAGATTGTAGATGAGTCGGTTGAATACGACGCCGATATTGAAGACTTCAATCAGATTCTTAAAGATAATGGTATTGAAATTTAATGCACAACTATCATCCGTCGCTGGAAGGTACGCCATCGCCTTCCAGCGATTCTTTTCATTCGATGGCATTACATAATGGAGATATCATTTATGTCGAAACAAGCAAAACTACTCAATTACCTAAACACTGGTGCTGAAGTGACTGCTCGTCAGATCTCTGGATCTTTTGGTTTGAAAAACCCTCATGGCGCAATCTATGAACTGCGCAATCAAGGTCACTGCATTTACAGCAACAAGGCTAAACTAGCTAACGGTACTGAAACTACTAAGTACCGTATTGGTCGCCCAACCAAGCGTATGGTCGCCATCGCCAATGCTGTTGCTGGCTCTCAGCTATTCACTCGTAGCTAATCAGCCAATGGGTACTCTTTGAGTATCCATTAACGGTTTCGTTAGGAGATAACATGAATACTACCGATAGAAAAAAACAAATTGATGAAATTATAGCCAGTCAGAAAGTTGACTGGTCAGCCGGTCACAATGCTACGACTGGCGGTAGAAAGTTTGATGGTGGCAAACTACAGTATGGTCTACTTCCACCACTTGCCTTGGCAGAAACCGTAAAGGTGCTGACTTTCGGCGCAGAGAAATATGAACCCGATAACTGGAAGTTCGTACCAGATTCCAAACGCAGATACTTTGATGCGCTGCAACGACATTTGTGGGCATGGAAACAGGGTGAAGTATTGGACTCAGAATCCGGAGTTCATCACCTAGCTCACGCAATGTGTTGTTTAATGTTCCTCTATGAACATGATGTGAAATACTCTAAAGATGAAAAATGATTAAAATGTTTTTGACGTTTAGCCGTTTTTAGCGTATAATGTATTATACATAGTGATGTAGTTTAAATTGACAGGAGAAATAATGAAACTTAGTAAAGAAACCTTGGCATTGTTTAAGAATTTTGCGAGTATTAACCAGAATCTTCTTTTGAAAAATGGTAATAAACTTGCCACTATTTCTTCACAAAAGAACGTGATGGCAGACGCGACCGTCGCCGAAACATTCCCAGATTTTGCAATCTATGACTTGAATGAATTTCTTGGCGCCATGTCGTTGTTTGATGACCCCGATCTGGGTTTTCAAGAAAAGTTTGTGTCTATCAGTCAGGGTAGTATGAAGATTAAATTCTTTGCAGCTGACGCTTCTGTTCTCGTCGCTCCACAGAAAGCGATCACATTCCCTGAAGCAGAAATCAACTTTAGTTTGTCTGCTGCGAATCTGAATATGATTAATAAGACTGCTTCTGTTCTTCGAGCAGCAGATGTGTCAATCGTTGGTGATGGGTCTACCGTCACTGCAGTTGTAGGCGACAAGAAGAATGCTAGTGGAAACTCTTTCAGTGAACCAGTTGGCACCACTGACAAGACATTTAAAGTTAATCTGAAAGTAGAAAATTTGAAGATGTTGCCTGGAGATTACGCGGTATCAATCTCAAGCAAGAAAATCTCTCGTTTCAAGTCCCCAAACAGCGATCTAGTTTATTATGTAGCGGTTGAAGCTGATTCCTCATTCGAGTTCTAATATGGAAGACCCATTTAAAAAAATGGTTGAGGATTTGTGTTCCGTTCAACCAATGGATTCTAATATTATGAAGAATCTATATCAAGCAGGTGAAACTAAAGAGGAATTGGAGAAACAGGGATATAAACCTGTTTCTCGTATTGGTTTGTTGTGGATTAAAGACGAATCCCTTCCTGATCCACCTGCGCCTTAACTTGTGAATGGAGTTTTATTATGATTGAATCTCGTGATGACCAGTTTTTGTGGGTTGAAAAATATCGACCACAAAACATTGATGCGTGTGTTCTTCCGGAAGGGTTGAAAAAAACCTTCAAAGAATATATTGCTCAAGGAGAACTTCCCACATTTATGTTCACTGGCACTGCAGGCGTAGGTAAAACTACTGTAGCCAAAGCACTGTGTAATGAAATTGGTGCTGAATATATTATGATTAACGGTTCGGACGAAGGTCGTTCGATAGACATCCTACGCACTACCATTCGCGGGTTTGCATCAACAGTTTCGCTCACTGATTCTAAAAAGGTCGTCATCATTGACGAGGCTGATTATATGAACCCGCAATCAGTTCAACCTGCGTTGCGATCATTTATTGAAGAATTTTCTGCAAACTGTCGATTCCTCTTCACGTGTAATTTTAAAAACCGCATCATTGAGCCGCTTCATTCTCGGTGTGCTGTTATTGAATTTAAGATTGACAATTCTGAGAAACAAGCCATCGCTGCAACTTTCTTCAAGAGAGCGACGCAGATTCTCAAACAAGAAGATGTACAATTTGATCCTAAAGTTGTAGCTGAACTTGTCACTAAACACTTTCCTGATTATCGGCGTATTCTTAATGAACTACAACGATACTCCGTGAATGGTAAGATTGATTCTGGCATTCTGGTGAATATGTCCGAAGAATCTTTCAAGAGTCTCGTCAAACTGATGAAAGAGAAAGATTTCACGGAAGTGCGTAAATGGGTAGCTAAACAATCTGATGCGGACACTACTACTCTTTTTCGCGAACTTTACGATTCTTCTGCACAACACATTGAAGCGAACAGCATTCCTCAGCTAGTTCTTATTCTAGCTGATTATCAGTATAAGGCAGCATTTGTGGCTGATCACGAACTAAATATTATGGCAGCACTTACTGAAATTATGGGTAATTGCAAATTTAAGTGAGGGTACAATGGAATTCTTTTTAGTTTTTTGTGTGTGTCTTTTCTTTTGGTTACACGGTGTATTTACTGGGTGGAACCTACACAAACAATATACCAAGAACGGATCGCAACAGCCCGTCCTTCCGGATGATGATGAAAAGAACGAACAAGAAGATCTTGTACGAATCACCATCGAAGAACACCATGGTGTATTTTATGTCTACAATAAAAAAGACAATACATTCATGGCACAAGGTAAAAATAGGCAAGAAATAGAAGAAGTATTGAGTTCTCGTTTTCCGGGAAAACGCTTTGCAGCGACTTTAGAAGAGCTGCAAAAACTAGGTGTGCATGCGTGACTACCGCGATATAGCGATTAACCTTTTTATTATGGAAATTTATGTCTTTATCACCATTTGACTTTATTAATGCTATTAGTCTAACTAAGAAAGATCTGATGGCAGACGACGAACTGGCGCATAAAGACTATGTACCATTTATCGTAAATCGTGGTTTGTCATATTTTCCAGACACGATATTATATGCCAATGAAATGAATCTTAAGGCAGGTATACCTAATGATTGGCAGTTCTCTTTTTACCTAAATAGTATACCAAAGAAAAAAAGATTCAGTAAATGGCATAAAAAAGACACTGAGACTGAATCTTTTCGAATGGTCAAAGAGTACTACGGTTATTCTGATGAGAAATGTAAAGAAGCCTTAACTGTTCTCACAGATCACCATTTGACTATGATAAAAGAAAAATTGTTTAAAGGTGGAAAATAATGACTATAGAAATGGTTTACTACGACTGGACACCAGAGTCGATGCTTGAAGTGAGTCTGCCAGAACCAGACAACTTTCTAAAAATCCGAGAGACTCTAACTCGGATTGGCATTGCCTCCAGAAAAGAAAATAAGCTATATCAATCTTGCCATATTTTACATAAACAAGGTAGATATTTCATCGTACACTTCAAAGAATTGTTCGCTCTTGATGGTAAAGAATCTAACATCACGAGTGGCGATATTGAAAGAAGAAACGCTATTGCCAGTCTGTTGGCTGACTGGGATCTTTTAAAAATACTAAATACTGCACAAGCAGAACAAAAGGCATCTTTATCTCAAATCAAGGTAGTTTCTTATAAAGAAAAAGACCAGTGGGAATTGGTGCCCAAGTATAATATTGGGGCTAAAGTTAGGCGCTCCTAAATTTGAGGTATTTTAAAATACCTATATCATCACTTATAACATTGAAAGGAAATACAATGACACAATTGACATTTGAATTGAGCGTAGAAGAGGCAAACACTATTCTTCGTGTTTTGGGCAAACATCCGTTCGACGAAGTCGTTACGTTGATCCAAAAAATTAAATCTCAAGGTGAACCACAAGTAGCTTCTCTTGCTGCAGCACCTGCTGCAGAAGAACCTGCTGCGGAAAATACTGTCGCACAAGAGCCTCCAACCAAGAGCCAGAAAGCTCAAAAATAATTTATCCTTCCGCACAAATTTGTGCGGGTGAAAACAAGGTCTATTCGACCTTGTTTTTATCGGTTGTTATCGTCCCGCATCTGGTCAGTAGAGTCAGTTCTTGCCGTGATGACAACCGATAAAAACAAATCTTAAGTCCCACTACCTTGGGAGCGTTGAAGCCACGGCATAAGGCGTCCGAGAAATTTCACTGTCCCTCGTTAGTGGACCCCGTATAAAGTAAGCGGGATTTATAAATACAACAGTAGATGCCTTATGGGTCTACATTTTTAACTCGCTGAAAAGGAGAATATATGCCAAACTTGCAATTTCCACACACATTCGCGTCACTGGGTAAAGACTTCGACAAATTTTTTGTTGGATTCGACGACCAATTCAATCGTCTAGCAAAAATGCACGACGACTTGACAAAAAATATTCCTAACTATCCTCCATATAACATCAAGAAAGTTGATGACAACAAGTACGTCATCGAGTTGGCTGTTGCTGGCTTTAGTCAGTCAGAAATCGAGATAGAGTTTGTAGATGACAAACTAATCGTAAAAGGCAACGCTAAAGAAGACGAAACGCAAGACTATCTGTTTAAAGGTATTGCAACTCGTAACTTCACTCGCGCATTCGCGCTCAATGACCAAATCGAAATCAAAGGTGCTGGTCTTTTGAATGGTATGCTTCAGATTGTTCTTGAGCGTATTATTCCTGAGCACAAAAAACCGCGAAAGATTGAGGTTTCCGATGGAGTGTCTGACTTTGGCGATATAAACCAAAAATCAGATCCTGAATTGTTATTGGAAAAGAAATTAGGAAAGAAAAAAATATTCTAATTTTCATAAATTGTTTGGGGGAGAGCTTCGTTTCTCCCCTAAATACATTTATGATGAGAGCAAAAATCACAAAAGACATGATTTCATTTATCCCTGTTCGCCGGGGAGATTGGATATTCAAAATATCAGTTTGGAGAACTAAACATGTAGTAGTGATTGCGCAGAATGTTATTGATTTGCATATGATACATGTTGAGTGTTTTCAAAACGAAGAAGATGCAGCAGATTTTATTGAACGATTAACACGTGAGGAATTATGAAACCAGGAAGTATTATAGTATTTAAATTGGTTAGTGGTGAGGAAATGATTGCGGAAATTTTTAACGTGTCTGATTCTCATTATGATGTAAAAAACCCGTCAGTTATTATGCTGCAGAGAACTGAACACGGCGTTGGTGTTGCATTAATGCCGTACATGCCATATTGCGATGGCGCTGTTACGTTTTACAAACAATCAATAGTCGCGCTCGCCGAACCTAGCCAGAATATGATCAATGAATATAATAGATTATATGGATCCGGCATTCAAGTAGCACCAGCTTCGGCTCTCGCCGGTCTACATCTAGCGTCTTAACGGCTTAAAATAATAGCTTTATCCATAAACCTTCTCTAGTAGAAGGTTTTCATGCTTCTAAACCCTTGTATTTACAGGGATTTCAGCCTCCAGAAAGTTGTTGCCTTTAATTGTGAATTAAAGTATAATATAGTTATAATGAGATAGGAAATATAATTTTGTGTTAACAGTTTGTTATCAGTTGAGGCGATAAACTATGATCCTTGTTAAAGAAATTACATCAGATTGGGTTGGAGTTGTGCGCCCTCCCAATCACACATATTTGATGGATGATAGAATGACTTCCGTGATTGGTTACTTCAAACAGCATAATCCAAATACCTTTCATTTGCTTAAAAACCCTCTGACCATAGACACCCGACGCCGTAAATTTAAAGTGTTGCAGACCGGCTATAAATTTGTGGGCGATAAAGAAGCCGCGCCACACTGGGTGATTGAAGGCTCCAGTGGTCACAAATATGTTGTCTCGCAAGATAAAATGGGGTATAATTGTTCCTGCGTTGGATTCAAATATCACGGTAAGTGCAAACATATTGATGGGGTTGTGAATGAACTTAAATGAATTTTTTAACGATCTTGCGGCAAACAGTTCTCGTAACTATAAAATCGAACAACTGGAAAAAAATCGTGACAACCAACTGCTCATGCACGTTGTGCGATTGGCTCTTGATCCATTCACTCAATTCTATCAGCGTAAGATTCCATCGTACACTCCAGCGAAAGCTAATCAGGCTGACTCACTGGGTGCTGTGATGGATAGCTTGTACATGTTATTCAGTCGTGAAGTGACAGGTAATGCTGCAATCGAATACCTAACCAAACTTCTTAGCTCACTTACTGAAGATGATGCTAAGGTTCTTGAACGAATTATTCAAAAGGATTTGAAATGTGGGGTGCAAGTATCTACAGCAAACGCAGTTTGGACTGGCTTGGTGAACGAATATCCGGTTATGTTGTGCAGCCAGTTCGAACAGAAACTCGTGGACAAAATTCAGTTTCCAGCATACGCGCAGCTAAAGATGGACGGGATGCGCTTCAACGCTATCGTCAGAAGTGGTAAGGTAGAATTTCGTAGCAGAAATGGTAAAGAGATTCTACTTCTGGGTAATCTCGAGAAAGAATTTGCTGCTCTTGCTGGTGATGTTGATTGCGTGTTTGATGGTGAACTTATGGTTATGGATCCTGATGGATACCAATTCCTAGATCGTCAAACGGGTAATGGTATTCTTAATAAAGCGAACAAAGGTACAATCTCTACCAAAGAAGCTGCTATGGTGCACGCCACTGTTTGGGATGTGATTCCATATATTTATTTTGTTGAAGGTCACTGCCCCATTCCTTACAGTACTAGGTTTGCCACTGTTAAAACATTGATCGAGAAACAACCTAGTGAAGATAAAAAGATTTGGTTGGTGACTAGCGATGTTGTCAATACGCTTGATGATGCAAAAGAAATATTTGAAAAATACCTTGCAGAAGGGCTTGAAGGTATCATTCTGAAAGACGGCTCTGGTGTTTGGGAAGATAAACGCGCGAAACATCAAATCAAATTCAAAGGTGAGTTGGAATGCGACCTCAAGATTGTTGCAGTTGAAGAAGGTGCTGGCAAATATGCAGGAATGCTTGGGGCAATTATTTGCGAGTCGGCTGATGGTGTTGTGAAGGTTAATGTTGGGTCTGGGTTCACCGATGATCATCGCAAGAATATGGGAAAAGAAATAATTGGTAAAATAGTTGCGGTGAAGTATAATATGAGAATCAAAAATAAGCAAGGTGAAGAAAGTCTGTTTCTTCCAATATTTGTAGAAATTCGTGATGATAAAGATGTCGCAGACTCTAGTGGAGATATCAAATGATTTTAAATAAACCGCAGAAACGATTTTTTGATCCGCAATCAAAGAAAGACATGATGGTCGCTAAAATGTTTTTCAAATCTCATACATGGGGTGACGGTGGGTGTCCTTTCTTTTTGGAATTTCCTTATAGCACAGTTCCGGATATGATGAAGGATAAAATAATTCACAAAGCATTTGCGATGACGTTTGATAAGTTTCACCATGTTTACGGAGATGATCATGAAAGTGGTAATTAATAATTGTTATGGCGGCTTCTCTCTTTCAAAAGAAGCCTGTCAAAGATATTTTGATATCAAAGGGCAACAAGTTTGGATAGAAGATGATACCCATTCTAATTTTTTTACTGTTTGGTTAGTCTCGCCAGAGAATAGAATGGTTCTAAGAAAAAATAACTTCTATGAAATGTCTATGGAAGATCGTAAATCATACAACAAACAGTATTCAGAACAGACTTGGCATTTTTCTGATGTGAACCGCGCAGACCCTATACTCGTTCAAGTTGTTGAAGAACTTGGGAAATCTGCAGCTGGTCGCCACTCTAATCTAAAAATTGTACAAATTCCTGATGGTGTTCAGTGGACGATTGACGAGTATGATGGCAATGAACATGTGGCTGAAGTTCATCGCACTTGGAGTTAATAATTAACAGACTTGAAGCGCATGAAGCAGAATACTGATAAAATGTGTTAAGACAAAAATCGGAGAAGACAATGAGTAAATTGGTATTAGTTGAAACAGTTTCTATGTTTCGTATGCGATATATGATCGAAACTCCTGATGATCACCCTGAAGATGCGATTGATGCAGTGATGATCGAAGACGCGAAAGAGTTTTCTCAGAAGTGGGTTGGTGAGACAGTTGTGAGTCATCGCGTTTTGACTGAAGATGAAGCACTAAATCTTTGTGATGTAGATAATGAATACTTAAAATCGTGGACAACTGAACAGAAGAAAACAAGTCTGTTCACTACCTTGCGCGACCAAGAATATGGGGATCATCCAGATTCTTACAATAAATGACGGTTATTAAAAACGCATTCGATCTTTTATAATAAGCGTTTGGGAGAATTAAAATTTTTATATTCGACGTAGAAACTTTGGGAGTAGAATCCAATGCTGTCGTTTTATCGGCAGCATTGATTCATTTTGATCCAGAATCGCAACCCACCTACCAAGATCTTTTAGACGCTGCGTGTTTTGTCAAATTTAATGCCAAACAACAGATGGATTCCGGTCGCACGGTTTCCAAATCTACTCTACAGTGGTGGAAAACACAACATGAATATGTGCGCAAAGTTTCTCTTGAGCCTAGTCATGAAGATGTTTCTGTTGAAACTGGAATGCAAATGTTCTACGATTACATGGCGAAGTACCCAAATGCAAAATCGCAAACTATGTGGGCACGAGGCTCGCTCGACCAACTCGCGATTGATTCTCTCGCAGTTAAATTTGGCTTAGAAGAAATTACAGGGTATAATGTATGGCGTGATGTGAGAACTGCTATTGATATTTTGTATGGCACTTCCAATGGCTATGTAGACGTAGAGCACCCTCTCTTCTTGAGGCATGAAGTTATTAAACATATGCCCGTACATGATGCGGCTTATGACGCAATGATGCTTATGTACGGAGTTCCTTACAAGAATTAAAATGAAACCTAATCATAGTCGGCTTTCCTCCTGTCTTACCGCAGTGTGGGCAAGTTACCGCTGGTTTGGGGTTTCTTAATTTCTGCTTATGTTCTTCTGAGAAAACTCTACCTCTTAAGTATTCGCTAATCTTGCGCTGTCTTTCAATAATTGCTTCTGAAGTCATATTCTCTTTGAAGTTTTTACCATACATAGGATTCTTTTCTCCAGATACATTTTCGCTTATTTTTTTACGCGTTTCTGGAGAAGATGGAATTCCTCTGTTTGTTGCAGGTTTACCTGTTCTTTGATTGTTCTTTTTAATTTTGGCTTTGGATTCTTCAGTGTGCGTCATGCCATAAACACCATCTCCTCCATCAGTCAGATTTATGAGAATACCAGAACCGACATTTTTACGACCATACCAACGGATATAAAATCTTTCTAATGCTAAAGAACCAAGTTCAGTTAAGTTTGTTTCTAGAATTGCAATTCTATGTATATCTTTGGGAATAGGTAAAAATTTGCGATGAATCGCCCATGCTCTTGTACCTTTACCTTTACCGATGTAGTAAGGCGTACCGTCTTCTCTGAGGTAGGCGTAAACGTAAAATCCTGGTGGAATGTTATTTCTACTATAAATATTCATGCTGATACTCCTTAACAGTATTAGAGTCCTTGGAGATTGCCGTCTCGTGAAGGACACTTTTATTTTGACATTACCCATCCCTTAGGGTATAATAGTATTTATTATATTTGGAGTTTCAATTTTGGAATTTTACACATCTGCACAATCCTGGGGCGACAAAATCCTCGTTCGAGGTTATGAAAACGGTAGACCGTATATGCGTAGGGTAGATTTCTACCCTACGCTTTTTGTCACGTCTAAAGAACCAAGCACATATAGTACTCTTGAAGGTCAATGGGTGGATGAAGTTAAACCTGGAACCATCAAAGAAACAAAAGAATTTGTTAAAAAGTACGAGGATGTGGCAGGGTTTGCTATCTACGGTAACACCAATTATGCATACCAGTACATCAGCGATACATATCAAGATGATGTCAACTGGGACATGGAACAGATCAAAGTCTTTACAATTGACATCGAGACTGAAACCGAGTATGGTTTTCCAGATATCCGTAGCGCCAACGAAGAAGTTTTGCTAATCACTGTCAAAGATCTTATTCAGAAAAAGATCGTTACATTTGCTCAAACAAAATATGGTGTGTATAACACTCAGCGTAAAAATGTTACGATGATTAACTGTCGTGACGAGCAACAACTTCTTAAAGAGTTTATGATATGGTGGCAACAAAACTATCCAGATGTAATCACTGGATGGAACACCGACTTCTTCGATGCACCCTATCTCATCAAGAGAATCTATAACCAACTTGGAGAGGCGTTTGCCAAGAAGATTAGCCCATGGGGTATCATCAACGAACGCAATACATTTATCAAGGGTAGTGAAGAACTGCACTACGATATTTCTGGTATTAGTCAGCTTGATTATCTGCAGTTGTATAAAAAGTATACCTACACAAAACAAGAATCTTATCGTCTTGACTACATCGCTCAAGAAGAACTAGGTGACAAGAAGAAAGAAAATCCTGGAACAGATTTCCGTGATTTCTATACCAATTATTGGGACCATTTCGTTGAGTATAACATTCATGACGCAGAGTTGGTTGACCAACTTGAAGACAAGATGCGTCTGCTTGAACTGCATCTAACTATGGCATACAATGCCAAGATTAATTTCGAGGATGTTTATTCACAGGTTCGTATGTGGGATACGATTATCTACAATCACCTACGTAAGAAGAACATTGTGATTCCAATGAAGGTTTCTAATGGTGGTAAGTTTGAGCAATTCGAAGGCGCTTATGTTAAAGATCCAATCATTGGTCAACATAAGTGGATGGCATCTTTTGATTTGAACAGCCTATATCCGCACTTGATTATGCAGTATAACATCAGTCCAGAAACTTTGACTAGCGAGAAACTCTCCGTGACTGTTGATAAACTGCTCAACAAAGAGATTGATACATCTCACGCAAAACAGAGAGATCTTTGCCTCACTGCTAATGGTTGGACATATCGCAAAGACATCAAAGGATTTATGCCTGAGTTGATGGAACAGATGTACGTCAACCGTAGTAAGTATAAGAAGCAGATGTTGAAGGTTGAACAAGAATATCAAAATGACAAAAGCAAGAAGCACTTATTGAAAGAAATTAGCAGACTGAACAACCTGCAGATGGCTATGAAGATTGCGCTGAACTCAGCTTACGGCGCAATGGGTAACCAATATTTTCGTTACTTTGATATCCGTATGGCTGAGGGTATTACCACTTCTGGTCAATTGTCAATCCGTTGGATGGCAAACAAACTTAATGCCATGCTTAACAAGACGCTTAAAACTCAAGACAGAGACTTTGTTGTGGCGATTGACACTGACTCGATCTATCTGACGTTGGAAGAACTTGTCGAGAAAGTTGTCAAGGATAAAGATACCGAAGGTAAGATCAAATACATGGACCGTATTTGTGAAGAGGTAATTCAACCATTCATCGACCAAGGTTATCAAGAGTTGGCTGAGTATATGAATGCTTACTCGCAGAAGATGCAGATGAAGCGAGAGGTTCTAGCTGATAAAGCTATTTGGACGGCAAAGAAACGCTATGTTATTAATGTGCATAATTCTGAAGGTGTTCAGTATGCAAAACCTAAAGTGAAAGTCATGGGGTTGGAGATGGTTAAGTCTTCAACTCCAGCTGTCATTCGCGATAAGTTGCGCGACTCACTGCAGGTTATTCTTCATGGAACAGAGAAAGACCTTCACAAGTATGTCATGTCGTTTAAACAAGAATTTGACAAAATGCCAGTGGAAGATATTGCGTTTCCCCGTTCTTGTAATGGGCTAAAAACCTATGCTGGTACTCCGATCTATGTTAAAGGCACCCCCATTCAAGTTCGTGGCGCGTTGCTTTACAATCATCACCTGAAGCGTCTTGGATTGAATAAAAAGTATCAAGCAATTCGTGATGGTGATAAGATTAAGTTTGTTTATCTGAGAACACCAAATCCAATTCAGGAAGATGTTATTGCATTCAGCCAGAGACTGCCGAAAGAACTAAATTTAGAAGCATACATAGATTACGATAAACAATTTGAAAAGGTTTTCCTTGATGCTTTACAAATTGTCATCGAATCGCTGGGGTGGAAAACACAAGAGGAAACTTCTTTGGAAGACTTCTTTGGATAAATTTGCTTTGTAACAATAACTGTTGTATAATAGGAGTACATATGAAAGTACTAAAGTTTTATGCGGAATGGTGTGGACCGTGCAAAGAATTGACGCAAATCATTAAACAAGCAGGTGATAAAATCACGGTTCCAATTGAAAATGTGAACATTAATGATAATATTTTTATGATTCAAACATTTCAAATCAATTCTGTACCTACTATGGTTCTCGTTGATGATAAAGAAAATGAAATCAGACGACGCGTTGGTCTAATCAATGAAGAAAAATTACTAGAGTTTTTGAAAGGCTAATATGAGTATTTTAGATAAGATTAAAAAGAATAGCACCATTAAAGATTCAGCGATTCTTTCTGAATCAAAATTCTTCAAGAAGAAGGATATGATTCCTACTTCTGTTCCGATCATCAACGTGGCTTTGTCTGGTCGTTTGGACGGTGGGTTAACCCCAGGAATTACAATGTGGGCTGGTCCAAGTAAACATTTTAAAACAGCATTCTCTTTGTTGATGGCGAAGTCCTACATGGACAAGTATGAAGACGCTGCTCTTTTATTTTATGACTCTGAGTTCGGTACTCCGCAGTCTTATTTTGACACTTTCGGTATTGACACCAAACGAGTTGTTCATACCCCATTGACTGACGTTGAGCAATTGAAGTTTGATATCATGCAACAATTGCAAAACGTAGAACGCGGTGACCATCTCATTATTGTTATTGATTCTATCGGAAACCTTGCGTCTAAGAAAGAAGTTGAGGATGCGCTGGAAGGTAAGTCTGCGGCAGACATGACTCGCGCAAAACAAATGAAGTCGTTATTTCGAATGATCACACCCCATTTGAATCTTAAAGACATTCCATTGGTTGTAGTCAATCATACATATATGGAAATTGGTATGTTTCCCAAAGCTATCGTCGGCGGGGGAACTGGTGCGATGTATTCGGCTGACAATGTTTATATTCTTGGTCGTCAACAAGAAAAAGAAGGAACAGAAATTGTTGGTTACAATTTTATCATCAACGTAGAAAAGAGCCGTTATGTTAAAGAAAAATCTAAAATTCCTGTTAGCGTATCTTTTGATGGTGGTCTTAGTAAGTGGAGCGGCTTATTGGATCTCGCTCTTGAATCCAAGCATGTGATCAAACCAAGTAATGGGTGGTATTCCAAATGTGATCCCGATACTGGTGAAGTAGAAGATAAGAAATATCGTATTAAAGAAACAGAAACAAAGGATTTCTGGATGAGTATTCTAACAAGCAAATCATTTTATGATTTTATTAAGAGTAAATACTCGATTGGTCAGAACGGGCAAATGTTGCAAGAAGATGACCTGAATAAAGCATTAGAGGATTTGGAATTTGATGAGTGATCATTATGTAATTCTTGAACATAAACACCATGGTCTGCAGACAATAAAATTGACTGCAGGACCATTTTCAGGTATAATCTATACTTACGGTAAGATTCAATTTCAGGAAGACGAACAACATGATTGTGTTCGTCTTAAGTTTCAATATGACATTATAGATTATGCTGATAAAGTTTTGCATGATGCGGCTAGTTTTGAGTCATACATAGGTAGTATTCTTGAAGAATTAATTTATATTGGCGTTAAAGAAAACAGTATTACATACACAGGTGGAATTGATGAGAATAGAGCAGAAGATTCTAACCAATCTTATACACGATGAGCAATATTGCCGGAAGGTGGTTCCTTTCATCAAGAAAGAATATTTTGCAGATAAAAAAGATTTAGTCGTAGCATCAGAGATTATTAAATTTTTTAACAAGTATAATAAAACTGCAACAAAAGAAATTCTTCAGATTGAAGTTCAAAACCGTAAAGATTTAACTGACAAAGAATTGGCTGATGTTATTCAGTTTATAGGTTCGTTGGAAAATCAACCTGTCAATCAAGACTGGATGCTCGAAAATACTGAGAAGTTTTGTAAGGATCGCGCAGTTTATAATGCGATCCTTAATTCTATTTCGATCATTGACGGACGAGATAAGGAACACACTAAAGATGCTATTCCTACTATTTTATCTGATGCTCTTGCCGTGTCTTTTGATAGTCACGTCGGTCACGATTATCTTGATGACTACGAATCTCGTTATGAGTTTTACCATCGCGTTGAGGAGAAAATTGCTTTTGATTTGGAGATGTTTAACAAAATCACCAAAGGTGGATTGAGTAAGAAAACTCTGAACATCGCATTAGCTGGTACTGGCGTTGGAAAATCTCTGTTCATGTGCCACGTTGCTGGTTCCTGTTTGACGCAAGGTAAAAATGTATTATACATAACGATGGAAATGGCAGAAGAACGAATCGCAGAACGTATTGACGCGAACAAGTTGAATCTGACCATGGACGAACTGAAGGTGATAGACAAAGACATTTTTGACAATCGTATCGCTAAGATTCGCGAAAAAACTCAAGGTAAATTGATAATTAAGGAATATCCAACTGCCAGCGCACACGCTGGACATTTTCGAGCCTTGCTTGAAGAATTGAAATTAAAAAGAGAATTTACTCCTGATATTATTTTCATTGACTATCTTAATATTTGCGCCAGCCAACGAATGAAGCAAGGTGCTAATGTAAACTCTTATACATATGTGAAGGCGATTGCTGAAGAACTACGTGGTTTGGCAGTTGAATATAATGTACCGATTGTTAGCGCGACTCAAACAACTCGATCTGGATACACAAATTCAGACCCAGGGCTTGAGGATACTTCTGAATCTTTTGGTCTACCTGCCACAGCAGATTTCATGTTTGCGCTGGTCAGCAACGAAGAATTGCAATCATTGAATCAAATTATTGTTAAACAGTTAAAGAATCGTTACAATGATCCAAATTTCTATAAACGATTTGTGATAGGAATTGATAGAGCGAAGATGAAACTGTATGATGTTGAATCATCTGCGCAAGACAATCTATCCGACGCGGGACAAGATGATGAGCCCATGTTTGATAAATCTTCATTCGGGCGCAGACAAAAAACAGAATCATTTGAGGGATTTAAGTTTTAGGAGAAAATGATGGTAAAGGTAATAGTAGCAAAACAAAAATATGACGCTTCACATTTATTGGGACAATTCGTTGATGAACGACATTATGATGTCCTGGTTGAAGAAGACTGCGATGTTTATGCTCCACCTGACTGCGATCTTGGTACTCAGACTTCATGCTCGAATACATGCAATACTTGTGATAAGGGTATGGATGAGAAAAAGATTATATTCAAGTTTCGTAAAAATTACTTTTCAAAAGAACTTCAAGAACAAGCGTACCTTGGTCTAAAAGAAGCCGCGACTGAAACACAGAATCGCGGTCTTGCTGCTGGTCCACGCGAAGGCAAACTTGGTAATCGTGAATGGGTTACTGATTATGAATTTGATGTTATTGATTACTTCAGTAACCCAAAGTCAAATCTATTCGGCGCAGACCCTATTGAAGAAATAAAAGAATTGCATAAGAATAAACCTGCGCAACCATCCAATAAAAATAACGTGTGGTCTATCCAAGCAGTTAAACAAGATGAGTTTGACTTCGAACGTTGGATTGAGATGGTTAAGCAGATGGAACCAGAAGATCAGAAAGCAGAAACCCGCAGGATGGTTCAGAGATATATCTGTCAAACCACATATGCTAATGGCGTTATGTCTGGTATCGCTGGGTGGTTCGACCGATATCCTCGTATCCCCTATGGTCGAGCGACATCATACACTGCCAATAATTATGACAAATTCAAACAGTCCTTCCCATTTTTACAGCATCTTGCTGAGGGTTTTAAAGAGTTGTTACCTTGGCGGTATGGTAATCAGATGAAAGCGGCGAAAAAGTTGGACCCATCATTCTTGGTTCCTGGAACTCCATTTACTACGATCACAGTGAACAAAACCTTTCGAACTGCCGCACATTATGATGCAGGTGATCTGGATACAGGTTTGTCCAATCTTTTAGTCCTTTCCAATAATGGTAATTACAGGGGTGGGTATTTAATAGCACCAGAATATCGAATTGCTGTCAATGTGCGCCCCGGCGATTTGTTATTGATTAATAATCATGAAGTTATGCATGGTAATACACCAATTGAATTGCTTGATGACCAAGCAGAACGTGTTTCATTGGTATGTTACTTCCGCGAGAAGATGCTTGAGTTGGGTAGCAAACAATATGAAGATTGTCGTAGAGAATATGTTGAATCGCGCAGACTTAATAAAGACCACCCAGGGCACAAACATGAAGATGGTACAGAACGTCATTTGTGGAATGGCGTCAGTATTGGGATGTGGGAAGACAAAGAATGGTATGATTACTGTGAAGCTAAAATCGGGCGCGAAGAAATGCTGAAGATGCATCCGGAAGCGAATAAAACTTCATTAGAGGAGTTTTTCGGATAATGTGTGCTATCGTAGGAGCAATCCTTATTGAACCTTCGAAAGAAGATTTGTTAATGTTGCATCGGGTTTTCCTCGAATCTAAAATTAGAGGAAAACACGCAACAGGAATCGCTTATGTCAAACATGATAAAGTTATTATTGAGAAGCATCCAGTGTCTGCTGATAAATTTCCTTTTAACTTCTCGAAATATATCAATGAAGATGGAAATCTTTACTTAATTGGACATTGTCGTTACAGCACTTCTGATCTTGAGTATAACCAACCAATTGGTGATGACGATTCTGCAATAGTTCATAATGGTGTCATCACTCAAGAATTGCCAGAAAATTGGAAAAACATTTATGGTTACGAGACTACAACTAAAAATGATAGTGAGTTAGTGCTACATTCTCCGGATCCACTGCGTGAGTTTAGTCATATGTCGATGGGCGTCTGCAAGATAACAAAAGATAAAAGATTGCAATTTTATCGCAATGGTAAGCGCCCATTATATTTGTCTTATGTTCCGAATGGGAGTATAATTACTTCTACTAGAGATATAGCAAACCGTTCCGGAATCAATGGGAAGCATATTGAAATCCTGATGAACCACTATATCACATTTGATGAAAAACTTGTGATGATGATCGAAAAAGTCAACGTTGCGCATGCCGTGGATTACCAAATTGGAGTTTGAATGAAATATAATACTGATGAGTTTAGCTACGGAGTTGAGCTAGAGTATGGTGATTGCTATCGCTTCTGCGAATTGCCGGATGGTGCTCAGTGGAATGATAAAGACAATACCTGTGTTAGCAGTACAGGTATTGCTAACGATCCAACTGGTAAGATTTATGCTTATGGTGGCGAGATCAACACCCGTCCAACAATGACGATTGCTGAGCAAATTGAACACATTGCCAAGATTAATGCGGCATTATATCCTGCTCCGATTGTTAATTACCGGAGCAACCTTCATATTCACATTCGTGTACCAAATCTTCATAATAATCTCGAGGATTGTAAGAATCTGTTACGCTATATTGAATGCTACCAGCAACAGGCATTTGATATCGTTGAAACCATTCCTGTCCCAAACAAAAATGTTCTGCCGCCAGAACAATACGAGTGGGCACTGAAGCGTATGAAGCGCCGTAAGAAGTCACATCAGCATAAGTTACCCCCTGCTCGAGTTGCAGAGATGTTAGCCTCAGATAATACCTACGACTTCTATGTTAAACACGCGCACAAAGATGCCAAGGGCGAACCTTCATGGTTCCAATGCCCGCGAGCAGGCATCAATCTGCGTCAGATGTGGGAAGAAACAAACACAATCGAGTTTCGCCACTTCCCAGGAACGCTCGATATGGTTGAGATGGAATCATGTATTCGTTGGTGCAAAGAGTTTCTCAATGCGGCATTGAACGAAGAAGATGTCTCTCCACGCGAATTCCATGCTGAAAGCGTGTGGAAGTTTCCTGACTTTCAACCATATGAGTTTGAGACTGAACAAGTATATCAGTGGACCAACTTTGATGGTAATACAAAGAAGGATATTGAGAAGCGTATTGCTGCGCTCAGAAAAGAAATAGACATCGATGCAATCGGTAAAGTTACATCCCTTGATGTATTTCCTATCATGCGTCGTTTACAATCAGAGGGTTTATGAAAGTATTGTTCCTTTGCCATGGCAATGTAAATCGCAGCGCAGCTGCGGAGATTATCACTAAGCAAGACTATCCTCACATTGAAGTTAAGTCAGCTGGGCTTAAGACTACAGATGGTAGGATCACTGCCAAGAAGATGCGTGAGGTTCTTAATCATCATGGTTACAAGACAGAGGGCATTCGTTCCACTGCAGTCACTCAAGAGTTGGTTGATTGGGCAGATGAAATTTTCTATATGGACGATGCGAATAAAAAGAGATTTGTCGATAAATTCGGAGACTTATCGAAGGCACAGAAGCTGTCTAATTTAATTCCTGGAGTTAACAAGATTCCAGATCCAGCATTTGCCGATGGTACTGATATGCACCATGAAGTTGTTAACCTAATTAAGACTGCTCTGAATACATGGACTACCGCTTAACAGACAATCGTAGAGAAGCATTTATACGCTGGTACGCATGGTCGTTAAAATATGATGATTGCGACCCTGCTGTTTGGGCTACGAATTATCTAAACAAACGCTATGAGCACAATGACGAACAGCGTCTATGGCTCTGCTGGTTATATGGTAACACATATTATCTGCCAACATCATGGATTCTCATGAATGAATTTCCAGACTTTGAGTTGGCTACGGTAGATCGTATGGAGCAATGGAACACTGCTAATTATAAACGACTGCGGTATCAAACAGACACGAAGTGGAATAAAGGACATCTCCCATCCATGTTCGCGTCTTATCAAACATTTATTGGAAATAAAACACAACGAGAATTGTTAGAGTCATATTATGGACACAATGAGGAAGAAAATTTTGATAACTTGTGGAAAAGCGTTAAAAGTGGTTTGCATAAATTCGGGCGTTACAGCACTTGGTTTTATCTTCAGCATCTTAAGCACACCGCTAATATTCGGATCAATCCTACTTCTCTTATGTTGGACGATTTTGATGGTTCTCGTTCTCATCGTAATGGGCTTCTGTTCGCCCTCGCACAAGAGCACAATGTGGATAGAAAACTCACTGCTGGAGAGTATTCGAATCTTGAGTCTCAAGCCTATGACATTCTTTGTGAGACGAAAACTAGATTTCCAGAACTCGCGAAATCTATAGATTATTTTACTATGGAAACTTGTCTGTGTTCATTCAAAAAAGTTTTTCGTGAACGTCACGGTCGCTATCTCGGGTATTACCTAGATCGTCAGGCTGAAGAAATTATGCAGTGTGAACAAGATGGATGGTATGGTATCGATTGGGATGTTTTATGGCAAGCGCGTGAAGAAACGATTGACTCCAGGCTAGACCATAAACGAGGTATTGATAAAGAAAAGTTTTCTTGGTTTTTACACACTGGTAAATTTCAAAATTTAGAATGGATGTTTAATGATGAGTGCGCGGTTTTAATTGGATTGGAGAATTTTTAATGATAACTACTACTTATTATAATGATGCAGACGCAATTGATCACTTGATATCGAAATGGAACTTCAATCGCCTTGTCATCAAACATAGCGTATCAGAATTACAGATAGCGTCTCTTGGAATGGAGCATTCAAATTCATATACTACTGCGATTAAAGAAATGCTGTCGAAGCGCGCTGCTCAAGCTCTGGTGAGTAAAATCGCGTTCACCAGAAGATATGATTATAACAGTTTCACTCATGAATTTATAGGGCGTGTTTGGTGTTTCACTGAGCAGGAATTGCAACAACTAATTAAGGAAGCTCGAAATGTTTAATGATAAGTTAGGTACTTCGGACAGCGTCAATATTCAGAAAGTGACCAACTCTATGAAAGTTCGCAAACTTATTGCAGTTGGTGGTAGCCCAGGAACAGGTAAAACTACTCTTTTTCGTAAATTTATGGAGGGTAAATCTTGGATTCAAGTCGAGCCAGCCAAACTGATTTCTGCTATGTATAATGCAGAACTAGATCTATATGTCCTAGGTAAATACGAAGAAGGTGAAACCTTCGCCGGAACTGATCGCCTTTCTATGGCAGTTCAGCCGCCAATGCAAGAATGGATCGCTTCCCACAACTGCAACATTCTTTTTGAGGGTGACCGAATTTTTAATCAGTCTTTTCTAGAATTCGCTATGGGGCTTCCGCATACTGACCTACAGGTAGTTATCTTAACTGCACCCAAAGAACTCTTAGAACAACGCTATAAAGACCGTGGTTCAGAGCAATCTGAACAATTTCTAAGAGGGCGAGAAACCAAATACAGTAAAATTCAATCAAACTTTGACTTGATGTCATATATCACTGAGTTTAAAAACACCAATTTAGACGATCAGGCGAAGGTTCTTACATTTCTGAATAAACATTTAGGGTGAATGCGAAAGAAGTATCGAGGAATACAAAGACCTAAATAGTAGATTATTTTAGGGATTCGCAGATATGGCTCAAGAAGGGTTTCTTTATGAAGAAAAGGCTTATGCCGCTCTTCACAAATATAATATAACTACAGGTGGAACTGCAAGAGCATCCCACGACAAACCAGATTTGACCATACAAAAAGGTAAGACTAAAATTGGTTGTGAATTAAAAAATTCACCAACTGCAGCAGGTTCATTGGTTTTAAAATATATAAACGGTAGCTGGGAATATGGGGACACAGGCGATGAAGATTCTCCAGAAAAAGATTTTCTAAAAGCTCTTGGTGTTTCTGCTAGATTATTACAAACAATGACCAGTAAATGGAAGGGTAAAACACCCATGCTTCAAAATGAGCCTTCCGGTAAGAAAAAACTTGCTATTGGTAGTTGGAGTGTTTTAGCTGATAAAGATAGAGCGTATAAGCATGACTTGGCTATGTTCGGTGGACAAAATGAGGTGCATATTGATGTAGGCGCAAAGGCAGTTTGCGATTATTATTTAACTAAAAAATGTTCATATATCAATATTGGTACTCATGGATTTTTTACCTTAAATGGTAAAGACGCGCTGGGATTGAATAAAAAACTTAGAGACTTAAAACATCCACTTATTCCTAATTTTGCCAACAGTGCTTCTTGTAAAATTAGAGTTAGGGTTCAAGTTAAAAGCACTTCTAAAAAAGACTATCAGTTTGTTATGACATTGCAGTTTAGTAATGTCATAAAGTCACCATATAATATCGCCCCTTTAAAAACAGGTTCAAAATCTGATATTGACTTAACTAAACTTAACGCAGACCCTATACTAATGGCATTTACATAAAAATGAAGAACCTTGGTAAAAATATGTTAACGTTTAATGCGTTTTTAAAAGAAGTGGTTCAACCCCAAACTTTGTTGTGGGAGGAGCTACTAATAGAAGCAAAAAACGCTCGTGAGAACGATGACATGGGTAAATTCAACGAACTGCGTTTAGCATATCATTTATCGCATGAGGATTCCTCCCAAAAACGTATGCCAGAACATCATCGTTCTAAAAATAAAGAAGACCCATTACATAATGGCGACCCGCAAACAGTACACGACAACATTCTTGGTAGATTGGATCCTAAAAAAGCTAACATGATCGATGTTGGCGCAGATGATTCTGCTAATGCTTGGAGAAAACAAACTCTTAAACCTGGTGAAAAAGTTGGTAAAGTTTACTGGACATCTAATCGTGACACAGTTAAAAAAAATGGAGATCTAACTCCTGGAGATCATTTTAAAACTACTGGTGTTCATGACCCAAACTCTAACGCTGATTTGATGGCGCAGATAGTTCATCACAAAACTGGTGATCATATTAGATGGGAACCGATCTCTGCTAAGATTGGTAAGAATGATCCTAATCTATCAAATCCTGGAATATCTTCTCTTGAGAAAATGTCAAATCATGAAGCTGGGCATTTTTCAAATATGGAAACTCCTCACACAGATCATGTCGTTAGCTTGGGTTATCATCCGGATAGCCGCGATGACCGTCATGCTCAGTGGAAAATTGACGCATTAGCCACCAATCAAAAAGAAGGCGGTATTGATGCAGTTCGTAAAGAAGTCGCTGATTTAAAATCAAGACATGAACGCGGAGAAAAGTTAGAATCCAATCATAAGAAGTATATTGCGCACGGTGAAACGTGGTTGAATACTTATGATAGTTTAAAACCAGAGCAACAACAAGAAATGATGGCTAAAGCTAAACACCGCGCTCAGTCTGCTGTTGATTCTTCATTACATATTAGAAAAGCGATCACACAAAAGATTTCTGACGGCTTGAATGCTCGCGTTAAAAAGAATGAAGATGGAACATTTGACGATTCTGACTTAAGAGCTACTCTTTATAAGAGTTACGCTCCAGAAACTAGATTCAAACATAAGATTGTTCATTCCAGAATTTCTTCAGATGGTAATACTATCACCCCAGAAGTTCATGATGCAGACGGATATGCAAAAGATCATTTCAATCGTTTTGCTAATTTAAGAGTTGTCGCTGGCGATGGCATTACGTCATATGTTAAAGGACACCTAAAAGACGAGAAAGGTGATATTGTTAAAGATAAAAATGGTAATCCTAAAGAAATGTCTGTCGCGCAAATTGCTATCAAGGGTACTTCCGGTCCAATGATGGGTAATGCTGGCTCAATGAGTCTTATCAATCGTAAGGATGAATAATGATAGCGTTTCATCAATTTCTTCTGGTTGAATCTGATGACGGTGATGGTAAACTAAAACACATCCATCACGCTGAAGATCGACCATTGTTCCACGGAAAACCAGGGTTTGAACATGCATACGGCGCTCTTATGGCGTCGCATATGCATATAAAAAATCGCGCACAATCTAATGCTCTCACTACAAAGTATGATGGTTCACCATCAATAGTTTTTGGCCACGATGAACAAGGTAAATTTTTTGTATCGTCAAAGTCGGCGTTTAATAAAAATCCGAAGATTAATTATACGCCTGAAGACATTGATAAAAATCATGGTCATGCTCCAGGTCTTGCAGAAAAATTAAAACACGCTCTTGAACATTTACCAAAAGTCGCTCCAAAGGAAGGAACTTTCCAAGGAGACTTAATGTATAGCGGCGACGATGTTCAAAAGAGTAAAGATGGTTCTGTATCATTCACGCCAAACACGATCACATATACAGCTAAAGGTGACACTGCTAAAAAGATTAGTAAATCAAAACTAGGCGTTGTTGTTCATACTCAATACAATGACAAGGGTAGAGCAGAACCGCTTAGTAAAGATAACGAAAATGCGTTTGGTCGCCATCCAGATGTACATTGGCATTCAGCCAATTACGATGCTGGTAAAGCAAAGTATGAAGCCGCAGCCCAAACGCAGTTTATTAAACATATGTCTGCAGCGAAAGCAATCCATGATAAACATGGAGATACAATGTACGCAGCTGCTGAGCCTCATATTGGAGAAGCCGGTCATCTTGGTACATATATCAATCAAACAGTTCGTGATGGTTCTAAACCAACTTCAGCAGGATTACAAAAACACATTGCTGGTAAATACCAGAAAATGGTTGAAAAACTAAAGACTGAAAAATCACAGAATGCTAAATTAGAAGAATTGCGTGGGCATGTAGAGCATATTAAAAATAATGCTGAACATTATACTAATTTGTTGTCTATGCATCACCATTTGCAACAAGCAAAAAATGGGCTTGTTTCTTCTCTAGAATCTAACGAGGGTGAATATGCGCACTCTATTGGCGGTATCGCCTCGAAACCAGAAGGTTTTGTGTTTAGTCATAAAGGCGAACCCACTAAGCTAGTCAATCGCGCAGAGTTCGCTCGCCAAAACTTACTAAAGGTAAGAACTCAATCTGCGGCGACTACTGAAAAAGACAAACATCATGTTATTGCTTTTGGTCGTATGAACCCACCAACTGCTGGACACGAACAGGTCGTAAATACGTTAAAAGATAAAGCAAAAGAAGTTGGTGGTGATCATACTCTTATTCTGTCTCATTCTCATGCAACCAAAGATGGTAAGAATCCATTAAGCCCAGAGCAAAAATTAAAACACGCTCGCAATGCGTTTCCTAAAACTAATATTGAAGTTGCTTCCAAGGATAAGCCAACTCTACTGCACCACGCTGTCGATTTATACAACAAAGGAGTCACACATCTACACTTCATCGGCGGTTCTGACCGCGCGAGTATGGCTGATATGCTTAAGAAATATAACGGTCAGAAATCTGCGCATGGTTATTATAACTTTAAAAACATTGAGTTCCATTCCTCTGGGCAGCGCGAAGAAGGAGCTACGGGTGTAACTGGTATTTCTGGAACCAAACTACGTCATCTCGCTGCAACTGGTGAAAAGAAAGAGTTCCACTCAAACTTACCATCAAAGATGAAACCAGAACATAAAGATGCCTTGTACAACGATCTGAGAAAGGCGATGCCATGAAATTATTGTTAGTTTATATTACATTTCTATTAAGTGGATGCACAATCATACCTCCAAAACTCCACGATCCAGTCATGTTCGACCAAATTATTTTTATTAAAATTAAATTTAATAAATTGTCCTGTTCTGATAAAGATTGGGGCGCTTTGCTTGATAAAGTTCATCATCTAACAGTATACTCTGCTTCTCGCGAAGATCCGCAAGCTGAGAATATCGCTCAGTTGGAGGAATCGCTATTACAAGCATATAATTCTAAAAATGAAACATTCTGCAGTTCTATTTTAACTATTAATAAAACTCGTATCGAAGTCATTGAAGATGCGTGGAAAGGGAGAAAATGAGTATCGCGAACGAACTACGAGAGCATGTAGGATTGGCGGGTCCAGCTTCCATATTGGCCAATGAACTTCTAGTGATCCGTGATGAATATGAACGGGGAAATTTAACCGTAGAAGAATATCAATACCTTCTGCGCGAAATTGCTGAGGTGCGTTCTCATCAACAACTAGCTTCTGATGAGATTGCCTGTAGATGGATCGTCGATGCGGCACTCGCTCTTGCCTCAGCCATTTGATATTCCTAAATAAAGGTAGCATAATTACTTAATTAATGGGTCACATGAAAGATTATAAACAATTAATAAAAGAACTTCCGTCTAACACATTTGTTTGCGCTCTAGGTGAATTTAATCCACCAACCACAGCGCATGAACTTTTGGTTAAGACAGTCAAGGTAGTAGCCGAGCAATATCGCGCCGATCACTCTATCTACATCTCCCCATCCGATCTAATCAGCGAAGATAAAAAAGCGCAGTTTCTGCAACTAATGTTCCCAAGAGCTAAATTTCACTCGTTGGGCGAAACCTTTTTTACTTCTACAATTAAACAATTAACCGAAAAGTATCGTAAGGTTATTATTGTAGCTGGCGCGGACCAGTTCGCAGAATTTAAGAAACTTAAAGAATCTGCTAAAGTCGAGATTATCTCCATCGGCACAAAAGATCCAGAAATAAACGACGCTAAGATGAGACAGTTTGCTTCTAAGGGTGTTTATGAAGACTTCAAAACACTTCTGCCATCTACTATCCGAGAGATTGATGGTAAGCGTCTAATGAATGAGATGCGCATCGGTATGAATTTAGAACCAATCAAAGAACAGTTAGTCTTGGTCAAAGACAAACTGCGCGAAAAATATTTTAAAGGGCAAATTTTTAATGAAGGTGAGCTAGTTGAATCTAACGATAAACTATATACGATCGTTAAACGCGGAGCCAATCATCTATTATTAAAAGAAGAAAGCGGAGAATTGGTATCAAAGTGGATTCACGATGTCAAACCAGTAAAACAGAATATTAAATTAGAAGAAGCAGTTATTCAGCCTAATGGTACTGATAAAATTGATGTGAATGCTCCTGAATCAGACACCGGCGCGAAACAATCACCAGCACCAAAGGGCACCAAAAAGGGCTTTCTAACTTTCTATAACATGGACACTAAAGAAAATGGTGATGCCATGCAGGAAGAAGTTATGGTGAGTTCAAAGTCCAATGATCCTATACAAAAGGCTAAAACCAAAGCTGCACTTATTTTAAAGCAAACAAAGGAAACGGGTGCTTTAAAAACAAAACATGAGCGAGAGAAACGCTCTTTATCACAAGAAGAAACACAAAATCAGCAAGGCTCTCTAAAGGACGCGTGTTGGAAAGGCTATACCGCCATCGGCATGAAGAATAAAAATGGTAAGAAAGTTCCTAATTGCGTGCCTGTTAAAGAAGACTTAGATGAGCAACAAGACGATCGTAAAAAACAACTAAAGCCGTTCAAGGCACACACCGAGAAAATGCAAAAACCAGAGGGCGGCGCGATCCACGAACCAACACAAAGTTTACCAGCATCGCAAAGACCATTTGATCCATTTTTTAAAGAAGAAAAAGATTTTGATTTAACTGAAGAAGAAATTAACCGCATGGTTGATTCTGTGACAGATGAAGAGATCTTCGATCTTTACGAAGAACACGAAATTTCTTTAGTGTATGAAGACACTGGCGAAGAAGTTGAGGCACATCCAGAAGAATATAAAATGGATTTGATGGAAGTTTTATCTCGCCAAGAAAGATTAAAAGGAAAGATTCGCTTGCGTAAAACTGCAGCAAAACGCAGCCGTTCCACCAAAATTGCATTAAAAAGATATTCACCAACATCTACAATTAATAAACGCGCTCGTCGTCTTGCGATTAAACTAATGAAGAAACGTCTGTTACGCGGTAGAGATCCCGCAAAAGTTTCTGTCGGTGAGAAAGAACGCATCGAAAGGATGATGGCAAAACGTAAAGATATTATTAATCGTTTGGCGCAAAAATTGGTCGCTCGTGTTCGTAAAATTGAGAAGACAAGAATGTCTCATGATAAAGTCACAAAGAGCAGTACGCCTAGTGTATTTTAAGGATAATAAGATGCTTTCATTTAAACAGTTTCTAGAAGAAAAATGTAACTGCTGGGACGGGTACAAACGTAAACCTGGAACGAAACCATGCGCAGAAGATTCTTGTGTTAAAGAAGAAACTGAACTAGAAGAAGCAACGTATCAAGGTAAGGAAGTTCCTCTTAACAAACCAATGGCTGGCGATGTCAAAAAATCTAAAGTTTTTGTAGACCCGGACGGTGATGGTATTGCTAAGAAAGTTAATTTCGGCGACAAAAAAATGGCTATTAAAAAACATATTCCTGCTCGTCGTAAAAGTTTCCGCGCACGACACAACTGCGCCACTGCCAAAGACAAAACAACTCCAAGATACTGGAGCTGCCGTGCGTGGTAAATATAAACAGAACTGCAAGGTATGGTGATATAAATGGCACTTAAACATGTACTTAAACACACTGAGACGGAGATCGTGTTCAAGTGTTATATTACTGATTCATCTGGTGGTACTATTGATATTAGCGTTCAAAACGATTGCACCAAATCTACTCAAGAATATGTAACCCCAGCTTCTATTCCAGACGAGACAGGCGGTGGGTTGGTTAATTACGTTGGATCTAGAGTTTACATTAGTGGGATTTGGTGGGGTCTTAAGAAAGATAAACAATTAGACATCACTAGAATCATTAATCCAGTTGGTCCAGTTCTTCACGGTCATTATTACCTGATAAACTCTGGATTTTATGATTACCAAAACTTGGGTGATTTTACAGATCGCGTTTATGCCAATAAAGACATACGTTTAACGTTTGATGGTGCGGGACATTGTATTATTCGTCTAAGAAAAGAAGGATGGAATCCTAAAGTTGAGACCGCAGTATTTGGTCCATATGATAACGAATCTGTTGTAGGAAGTTAATATGATTGAAGCAAGAATTGCACTAGCCGACACCTTCTTTATGTATATGAAGGCACATTCTTACCACTGGAACGTGGAGGGAATGTTCTTTCCTCAGTTACATAATTTCTTTGGCGATTTGTATGAAGAATTACATGACTCTATTGACCCGATGGCAGAACAAATTCGCGCTATGGGTGAATATGCTCCAAGAAGCGTTGAAGAAATGTATAGTGATAAAACTGTTGACTGTAAAAATCTAGCACATTCTGCTACAGATATGGTTTCCGACTTATTACGAACTAATGATGAAGTAATTGTTAGCCTAAATATATTATTCAAGAAGTTAGAAGAATCTGACGATCAAGGTTTTATGGATTTCGTCGCAGGTAGATTAAACGCACATAAAAAACACGGATGGATGTTAAAATCTATCCTTAAGAACGGAGAATAAAAATGCAATTTAAATCGTTCATGGAAATGTTGAAGGGTAAACAGCATAAACTTGATAAAAATAAAAATGGAAAGCTAGATGCTGAAGATTTCAAGGCTCTTCGTAAAGAAGAAACAGAACAAACTGAAGAATCTTACGATTTTAATCGCGCAGCACTGGCGAAGCAGCGTCTAATGAACTTGCGTAAAGCTGGTGGTAGAGTTCGCGGGGCAACTCTCGCTAATTTGATGCGCGCTGCTGGTATTCGTGAAGAAGAATTGGATGATCAAGATCTGGATCAGTTAGATGAAGTTCTTGGTAAAGATGCTACTGCTTCTGACTGGATTAGCGATTTTGTTCATAGCGACAACCCCAAGTTTGAGGGTAAGTCTAAAAAGGAGCGCATTAAAATGGCTCTTGGTGCTTACTATAATACCACTAAGAAGAAAGATGGTATTAGTGAAGATCGCGTTATAGAAGAAGTTTCGCAGATTGATGAAACACCAAAAGTTGATCGGGGACTTTCTGATGACCAAAAAATTGCTGCCAGAGCAAAAAGAGGAACTAATAAGCGTGGTTTTAAAATAGGAAATACTACTGGCGGTCAATGGTGGGGGAAAACTGAACCATCACCATTTAAAGATAGTAGTGTTGAGAAGTCTGGCGAGCGCAAAGGTATGATTACTAAATCTGCTATTAATCAAACCAAAGATGCTATTAGATCTAGATTAAACAAAGAAGAAGTTGAATCTTTACATTCTTATGTCCAAGGTGAAGATCGTCGCTCTGGAATGAAAGAAGAAACTGATACTTCTGAAAAACATGAGATGGCTGAAACTCAGTTACACTTTATCAAGTATGCTGCAGAAGAAATTCTAGAATATATCAAGATGGGTGGCGAGATCGAAGAATGGTATCAAAACAAACTTTCTAAAGTACAAAGCGAACTTGAATCTTTACATTCTTATGTCGAAGGCGAATCTCGTCGCACTGGAATGAAAGAGGAAACCGATAAGTTACTGGAATATACAACAGGTCCAGGTGGTGTTACTCGTATACAAGGGCGTGGTTACGGCGCTGCAAAGGGTGCCAAATATGGTAGTACTGATTATGATCGCGAATCTCTAGACAAGAATGATGATGAATCCGAAACGAGTCAACCACAAAAACGAGGTCGCGGCAGACCAGCAGGATCAAAGTCTGGTGCTCGTGGACCTAGAATCAAAGAACAATATGACGAAGATTTTTCTTTAGATGAAGCAAAAAGTACTCGTTGGTTTCATTATGCAGTTATGAAAAATGCTGACACAGGAAAATATCACTCAAGTTCAGTAAATGCATACGGCAACACCGTTGCACATAAAACAGGGTTTGATAGCGCAGAAGAAGCAGAACAGCACGGCAAGAAAATTTCTAGTATCGGCGGTGGTAGAACTCAAGCGTTTCATGATTCTGATGTAACGCATAAAAACTTCAAAAAAGTGGTCAAAGAACAATATGACGAAGAAGGTAATATTTCGTATTCTAAACTTTCATACAAAGACTTCGTGGATCAATTGCTGGAATACACAACAGGTCCAGGTGGCGTGACTCGCATACAAGGTCGCGGTTATGGTAATGCAAAGGGCGCGAAATACGGTAGCACTGATTACGACCGAGAAAACTTAGACAAGAATGATGATGAAGGTGAATCATCTCAACCACAAAAACGAGGTCGTGGTAGACCAGCAGGATCAAAGTCTGGCGCTCGTGGACCTAGAATCAAATAATTTTAAGGAGAAATAAAAATGGCACTATGGTCAAATACTGACGCCGACGGCAGCAAACCAAAGAATTTATCAACAGATGAGAAAACCGCTACTGTTGGTATTGATCCGGTCGAAGCTGCTGCTAATGGTTTAACTGCTGGATGGAATTTAAAAACAACTGGTTCTGGTGGACGCGCTGGTCGTGTGTTCCATGAAGTTCTAGTAGCAATGGGTTCAATGACTGGCGATAACGATACTGTTGCTCCAGAAATTACTATTTCTGCGCAGCCATCTAATGCATCTGTTGTTGAAGGTAATACTGCAACGTTCTCTGTTACAGCAACTCGCACTGGTACTGGTAGTCTCGCGTATCAATGGCAGAAACAAGAGTCTGGAGCAGGAGCATGGGCTGATATTTCTGGTGCAACCAGCGCGTCTTACACGACTGGTGCTCTATCGGTCGCTGCAGATAATACTGACAAATATCGCGTTATCGTATCGCTGGTTGGCGCAGAGTCTGTCACTTCTAATTCAGCAACATTGACTGTTACTTTGGCATAATAAATAAATCATGTAAAGAGGGGGACTTCTCCCCCTCTACTTTCGTGGAATGTTATGGTTAGTGAAAAGCTAAATGAGAATAACTTTGTGCTTTATGCGATGCATCATTATGATAATCCGCAATGCCACAGCGTGCAAGAGTTTGAAGAAGATTTAAAAAAATTTCTGTATTTGAAAAAACTCTTATCTCGTTATAACACTACCGGCGAGCTAAGAGAACGCCTGATACTAAATCATATTATCGTAATATACAATATTTTTGGTGATGCCGCAACTCGTATGTTATTTTATAGAATTGACAAATCTTGTTGGGAATCGCTAACAACTTTTCTGGTATATTTAAATAGAATGCCGGAAAATTTACCAGAATTTGGGATTGTTTCTTCAGATATAAAGCTAGACGAAACAATCATTTCTGTGCTAAGGAATATTTAATGGGCAGAACAGTAGACAATTTAATTGCATTAAAAATACTTAAAATGCTGGTCACCCAATTCGTCGATACCGATGCATATAAACTTGGTATAATTGATGCCACCGGCAAAAATATTAGAAAAGCCAATAGTTTACAGACCGCTAAAGAAAAAGATGCATATAGTTATCTGACCCGTTTAGTTTTCAATATTAAAAAAATTATCAATCGCTTACCCGGTGGTGAAAACAACATAAAATCTTTGGTTGCTGCGCTGTGGTTAATCAAAGAGCAATATCAATCCAATAATAAACTCACCAATTCTTTGTTGGAAGAAAAATTTGCTGACCTAATGAAATTGATGGATAATAGGGTTTCGTTGGTTGAAGAAGAGATCATCGTTAAAAAGTTTCTAAAAGAAGATGCCGTTGCCAACGTTACAGGAGCAGCTGTCTCTACCAATGAACCAAAAATTCATTCAAAAGACATTAAGAAATATAAACAGGGACAATCGTCCACTATTAGCGGTATGGTCCGTCGCCCCAACCCTTTGGTGAAATGACATGTGGTTGTTATCGTTTATTCCAGAAGAGCTTGTGATGTGGGTAGTGAATACTCTCATTATTATTGGTGTTGCTGGATTTGGTATAACCAGTTTCTTTGGTTTTGTGACAAGCTGGTTCCCAGCAATCGCGCCATATCGTTCGTTGATACAAATTATCAGTGTTATTTTACTAATAGCTGGAGTTTACTTTAAAGGTGCATATTCTGTTGAAATAGACTGGAGAGCAAAAGTTGCTAAATTAGAAGCAAAAGTTAAACTCGCTGAAGAAAAAACAAAAACCGCTAATGTTGAAATTCGAACTGTATATGTCGATAAAGTGAGAGTTGTCAAAGAAACACAAGTTGTCATTAAAGAAAAGATTAAAAAAGATGCCGCCAAAATTGATTCTCAATGTAAGGTTGCTCCTGAAGTGATTTCTATCCTTAACGATGCGGCGACTGGGGTTCCCAAATGAAACGGGCAATTTTTTTAATTCCTATATTATTACTGAGTGGATGTTTTACAGCACCAGTGAATAATTCTTTTCCAGAAGTTCCTACAGAATTACTGGAAGCATGTCCTGATCTTAAGATCACGCCAGAAACTGAACAGTTGTCTGAAGTTCTTACGGTTGTCGTTGATAATTATGGCCAGTATCACGAATGTAAAATTAAAGTTGATGCTTGGGTGAAGTGGTATAAAATTCAAAAACAAATTTTTAATAGTGTGAACTGACCCTACTGTGGGCACTATTTATAAAAGGATGTCACGAAAAGATAACCATGGAACAAGAAAGAATCGCTAAATTGGAAGCCCAAGTAGAATCCATCAAAGAAGATGTGAAAGAAGCCAGAGATGACATCAAAGAACTTCATTCTCGTATCACAACTCAGACAAGAGAGATTGTTGATAAAATGGATGATATGCAAACTCGCCTGGAACAAAAAATGAACGCGCAAGCCGAAATTTCCGCGACACAACATAAATCCATTCAACAAGAAATTCGCGACGATGTTCAAAACATTGAAAATAGAGTTTCTTCTTTAGAAAAATGGAAGTGGTATGTTATTGGCGCTGCAGGAGCAGTGGGCTACATGATCGCTCATATTGTTATGTTTGCAAAGTTTATAAAATAAACTTGCTTTGCAAAAACGAATAGAGTATACTTATACTCTATTTGTGGAGATTTGTCATGTTATTCATTGATGTAAAATACACCAACATGCTTGGTGCTCGTTTACGCAACTTCAAACAAAAAAACGAATACCTCTGGAACTACTCGTGTCCAGTTTGCGGGGATTCTTCGCGCAACAAACTTAAAGCGCGTGGCTACATCTATCGCGCAAAACAGGATTTGTTTGCGAAGTGCCACAATTGTGGGTATTCTACCAACATTGGTAATCTTATCAAACACGTTGACGTTAATTTATATGATCAGTATGTTCTTGAACGCTACAAAGCTGGTGCAACGAAGCATAATGCCCACAAAGACGTAGCGCCTCTTATCCCAGAGCCTAAAAAAGTAGAACTGCTTGAGGATGAGGTACTCTCCTCACTAAAAAGATTGGACGCGTTGGATGTTTCTCATCCAGCTGTGAAATATGTATTGGAAAGAAAAATTCCGCGTGATAAATGGCATCTTCTTTACTTTGCGCCTAAGTTTAAAAAGTTCACCAATTCAATCACGCCAAAGTTTGCAGAGCCTATTGTTGATGACCACCCAAGGATGATTATTCCTTTTTTCAACAGAGCAGGTAAATGTTTCGCGTTTCAAGCTAGAGCATATGGTAACGAGGAGCCTAAGTATTATACCATCAAGGTGGATGAGACAGAAGAAAAGATTTATGGTTTAGACAGAGTTGATTTTGGAAAAAGAATCTATGTTGTAGAAGGTCCAATTGATAGTTTGTTTCTACCAAACGCTATTGCAGTATCCGGTTCTAGTTTCGACACCCCTACTATCCGTCAGTTGCTCACTAATGCAACCATTGTGATGGACAACGAACCGCGAAACAAAGAGATCGTTAAACAGTTACAAAAATATATTGAGTTAGGCTATTCTGTCTGCATGTTCCCATCGAGTGTACAACAGAAAGACATTAATGATATGATTTCACACAGTGGAATGACACCAGACCAAATTGTAGAACTCATAAATACAAACACTTATACTGGTATGGAAGCAAAATTGCAGTTTATACATTGGAGAAAAATTTGAACAAAAGGAATGGTGATATGAAAGTTAGACTAATATCATATAGCAAACCAACAGAAGCACTTGAGGATAGTAACATTTCCGATATCCAAGAATTAGTAGCATTTTGCGCTAGAGTTTCTAATCCTAACAATCAATATAATAATACTACGTCATCAAAATTAGTAAAGTATTTAATCGCCAATAAACACTTTAGTCCACTAGAAATGGTGAATGCATGCATTGAGATTGAAACGACTCGCGATATTGCTCGACAGATTCTAAGACATCGTTCTTTTTCATTTCAAGAATTCTCTCAACGATATGCTGATCCGACTAAGGATCTCTCATTTGTTCTACGTGAAGCGCGTTTACAAGACGAAAAGAATCGACAAAATAGTATTGAGATGGAACCCACCATCGGTAACGTGATGATCCAAGATGAGTGGAAACAACGTCAACAAGATCTTCTTCGTATGGTCGCTGACACATACAACTGGGCTATTAGTAAAGGCATCGCCAAAGAACAGGCAAGAGTGGTACTTCCAGAAGGGCTCACTGTGTCTCGTCTTTATATGAACGGCACATTGCGTAGCTGGATACACTACTGCGAATTAAGAATGGCGAATGGAACACAAAAAGAACACGCTGATATTGCTAAAGAAATTGCCAAGGTAATTGCTGAAGTGTTTCCATTGGCTAATGAATTTGTAAATCAATAAAAATAATCGGAGAAAAGATGGAAGAAATTGTGCACGGCATAAGGGTTGACTATTCTCGTGATAACTTGTTTGATGAACTCGGAAAGATACGTCTAAAAGAAAGTTACATGAAAGACGAAGAAACTTCTCCACAAGAAAGGTTCGCGTATGTTTCGTCTAAGTTTGGTAGTAATCCTGCTCATGCTCAACGGTTGTACGACTACTCCAGTAAGCACTGGTTGTCGTATTCAACCCCGATTTTATCTTTTGGGCGTAGCAAACGCGGATTGCCGATTAGCTGTTTTCTTAACTATATCGAAGACACCGCAGAAGGTCTAGTCGATAATCTTTCTGAAACTAATTGGCTGTCAATGCTCGGTGGTGGTGTCGGAGTTGGATTCGGTATTCGTTCAGCGGATGACAAATCCACTGGAGTCATGCCACACTTGAAAATGTACGACGCATCTTCTTTGGCATACCGTCAGGGGCGCACTCGTCGTGGAAGTTATGCTGCGTATCTAGATATTTCTCATCCAGATATTATCTCATTTTTAGAAATGAGAAAACCGACTGGTGATCAAAACATGCGATGTTTAAACCTGCATCATGGAGTGAACATTCCAGATTCTTTCATGGAAATTATAGAAAAATCTATGATTGATTCTGACTTTGATGATTCTTGGGAATTAAAAGACCCACATAGTGGCGAGATTCGAGAAAAAGTTTCTGCCAAAGAATTGTGGCAGCGTATTCTTGAGATGCGCATGACTACTGGTGAACCATATCTACATTTTATTGATGAATCAAATAGACAATTACCGCATTGGTTAAAAGATAAAGGATTGAAAGTTCATCAATCTAATCTATGTTCTGAGATTATTCTTCCAACAAATGAAGAAAGAACAGCTGTGTGTTGCCTTTCTTCTTTAAATGTAGAGTATTATGACGAGTGGAAGAATGAACCATTGTTCTTACGCGATGTGGCTGAGATGTTAGATAATGTTCTTCAATTCTTTATTGAAAACGCACCATCTAGTATTAAACGCGCACAATATTCTGCGATGAGAGAAAGAAGCATCGGCGTTGGCGCGTTGGGGTGGCATGCTTTCTTACAAAGGAATAATATTCCATGGCAATCATCGTTGGCAGTTGGTAGAAATAAACAAATCTTTAAACACATAAGAGAAGGTTTAGATCGCGCGAATAAAGAACTTGGATCAGAAAGAGGTGAAGCTCCGGACGCTGAGGGTACTGGTAATAGATTTTCTCATTTAATGGCGATAGCACCAAATGCGTCAAGTTCCATTCTTATGGGTAACACTTCCCCTAGTATTGAACCTTACAGAGCAAACTGTTATCGTCAAGACACATTATCGGGATCGCACCTAAACAAGAATAGGTATTTGGACAAAATTATTCAAAAAGAAGCTGAGAAACATCATGAAGGATGGGCTGAAGATGTGTGGCGTTCGATTATTGCGAATGATGGTAGCGTTCAGCACATTGATTGGATGGACGACTGGACAAAAGATGTATTCAAGACTTCTATGGAAATTGACCAGCGTTGGGTCATTCAACACGCCGCAGATCGTCAAGAATTCATCGATCAAGCGCAATCGTTAAATGTATTCTTTAGACCAGATTCTCATATTAAATACATACACGCGGTTCACTTTATGGCATGGCAGAAAAAATTAAAAACGATGTATTACTGCCGTTCTGATAAAATCGCTAAAGCTGACAAAGTGTCGAAGCGAATTGAAAGAGAAGTCATCAAAGAAATTGATCTGAAATCTCTTGCTGGTGGGGAGTCCGATTGTTTATCTTGCGAAGGTTGAATATGTGAGGGATTGTGAAGTATAGGATTTTATAAATAGTCTAAAAGGAGGCTGTTTATGAATTATCAAAAAATTTATCAATCCCTAACTAAATCTAGACAAGAAATCAGAGAATCAACCAGATGTGTAGGGTTTGAATTGCATCATATAGTTCCAAAATGTATGGGTGGTTCGAATGAAAAGGAAAATTTAGTTCTGTTGACGTACAGAGAACATTTTATTGCACATTGGTTATTGACAAAGATCTATCCAGATAACCCTAAAGTTCATTATGGCTTTTTGTGTATGGTGCGAGATCCTCATGGAGACAGAAAGTTAACTTCTAGAATGGTTGAAACTATTAAGAAAAATTACTCTGAGTTCAAAAAATGGCATTCAAAAATCAACAATCCTGGAAGATCTGAAACCTCAAGAGATGCAGCAAGAAAAAGAATGACGGAAAGAAATCCAAATCAAGGCGGCGCAACTAATCATACAGCATACCCAGTAGAAGTCACCTTCTCTGATGGTAGGGTGGAAACGTTCGAATATATGAAGCAAGTATCTGAAAAACTAAATGTTCCTTATAGTTCCCTGAAAGTCGCTAATAGAAATAGAACAGAAATGAGAAAATATAACATTAAAGGTATCAAGAAAATATGAAAAACATTATAATTGCATTATCAATGGTTTTAGTTAGCGCGGCAGTCAATGCTGAAACTTATTCTTGGAAGGTTAACCGCGTCAACGATGGCGATACTGTGGTTTTTAATGTTGATTTTCTTCCTCCACCGTTGAAACCACAGTTGGCTGTGCGGGTTGCCGGGATTGATACTCCAGAAAAAGGTCATTTAGCTAAGTGCGACAAAGAACGAGAACTATCAGCCAAAGCGACTGAGTTTACTAAAGCATTTATCAAAAATGGTAAAAATATCTTAGTTAAGTTAATTGGTTGGGATAAATACGGTGGGCGTGTACTAGGCGATATCATCGTTGATGGTAACTCTCTATCAGCTAACTTGCTATCCAATGGTTATGCTAGAGAATATGACGGTGGTACCAAAAAAGGTTGGTGTAATTAAACGCATGCCTACGAAATAAGGTAAAAATATGAGAAAAACACATAATCAATTAAAGCTAACAGATGAGCGTAGTTATTTTCGTCCATTTTCTTATCCGTGGGCATATGATGCTTGGCTGAAACATGAACAAGCTCATTGGTTACACACAGAAGTTCCTATGGCAGAGGATGTTAAAGATTGGAAAAAGAAATTAAGTAAAGAAGAGAAAGATTTTTTAACAAACATCTTTCGTTTCTTTACACAAGGTGATATTGATGTAGCCGGGGGATATGTAAAAAATTATCTTCCGCATTTTCCTCAACCAGAAGTTCGTATGATGTTGATGGGCTTTGCTGCTCGCGAAGCATTACACATTGCTGCGTATAGTCATTTGATTGAAACGTTAGGGTTGCCAGAAAGCACATATAATCAATTTCTTGAGTATCAGGCAATGAGAGACAAACATGATTATGTTCTAGATGTTAGTTCCAAGAGTGGTACTCTTGAATCAACTGCTACTCATATCGCAGTGTTTTCTGCATTCACCGAGGGTATGCAATTGTTTTCTTCTTTTATCATGCTTTTGAATTTCCCGCGCCATGGTATTATGAAGGGTATGGGGCAGATTGTTACTTGGTCTATCGTTGATGAAACTATGCATGCAGAGTCAATGATGCGTCTGTTCAAAGAGTATATTAAAGAGACGCCAGAAATTTGGAACGATTCGTTGAAAAGTAGAATTTATACCATTGCTGAAAAGATGGTTGAGTTGGAAGATAAATTTATCGACCTGGCGTTTGCTAATGGCGACATGCGTGACTTACGGTCAGAAGATGTTAAACATTACATTCGTTATATTGCAGATCGCCGCTTAATTGGTCTTGGTATGAGAGGGGTGTTCAAAGTTAAAAAGAACCCACTACCGTGGGTTGAAGAAATGATCAATGCGCCAATCCACGGAAATTTCTTCGAAGGGAGAGTCACGGATTACGCTAAAGGTGCATTGTCTGGTTCTTGGGATGACGTTTGGGGGAAAGCATCATGATATCAGTAGAACAATTAGTTGAACTTGCGAGAGAGGTAGAAAGCGAAGACCCAATTGATTGGGGTATGCTTTCTATTGACGAGGATACGGCGTATCGCCTTATTGCGTCTCAGGTTATTGAATTATATAACACAAACGATCAACTGACTATGTTGGCAAGTATAACAAAGTTAATTGTAGAAAACTTTGTGCTCAATCTTAAACTACGAGGTATGAAATAATGGCTACAAAATACTTTGAGTGTGATGAATGTGGCGCGAGAGGGAAAATTATTCTCAAGGGCGAAGATCACAGTATAGAAGATTGTGTGTATTGCCCAATTTGCTCAGCAGACATTTATGAAGAAGAAGATATTGAAGATGACGAGTAATTCGAAATATTGGAAGAATAGAATATAATGTCTTGGATATATCAAGGAATTCCGCTGACTGAAATTCCAGAAGGCTATGCTGCTTTTGTTTATCTTATCACAAACAAAATAAACAATAAAAAGTACATTGGTAAAAAACTATTTTATTTTTCAAAAACTAAAATATTGAAAGGTAAAAGGAAACGAATTAAAGTTGAATCGGATTGGAAAGATTACTGGTCATCTTCTGAAGATGTTAAAAAAGATGTTAAGGAATTGGGCGAAGAGAACTTCGAAAGAACTATATTAAAGTTGTGTATAAATAAAGGCAGTGCTTCTTATTTTGAGGCAAAGGAACAATTTATCAACGAAGTTTTGGAAAACCCTGACCTGTGGTATAACGGTCAAATACACGTAAGGGTGCACCGCTCACATATTAAAAAATGACTTATCTATTATTTGCAGTCGCTCTATCTTTATCCGCAGTCGCCGCATGGTACGCGATAGCTGGACTTGTAGCTATTTTCGCTGGATCTACGATCGCGATTATAATTATGGGGTCATTGCTGGAAGCGTCAAAATTGGTAGTGGCTTCTTGGCTTTACAGAAATTGGAAAGAAATTCCAAAGCTGCTAAAAACCTATTTTGTTTTCGCCCTGATTATTCTGATGTTACTCACGTCGATGGGTATTTTTGGATTTTTATCAAAAGCGCATCTTGACCATGGAATCCCACTTGGAGATGTCCAAGCTAAACTGGCATTGCTTGACGAAAAAATTAAAACAGAAAAAGAAAATATAAATGCATCTCGCGCAGCACTTGCTCAATTAGATAAACAGGTTGACCAAACTATTGCCAGAACCGATACGGTGAAAGGTGCTGAACGTTCCATCACTATCCGTAGAGCGCAACAAACAGAACGAACAAAACTACTCAATGAAATAAGCGCGGCTCAAGTCAAAATCACCAAATATCAAGAAGACCGCGCACCACTGGCTGCAGAATTCCGTAAAGTCGAAGCAGACGTAGGACCGCTGAAATACATCGCAGCATTAATTTATGGTGATAATACAGATTCTGCTTTATTAGAGAAAGCTGTTCGTTGGGTTATTATCATGATAGTTATCGTGTTTGATCCATTAGCGGTTTTAATGTTAGTGGCAGCTAATTGGCAATTAAAATATGGAGAGAAAAAAGATGAGTTTCGGAAATTGCCCCTCGTGTCCAAAGAAGCTGCCACAACCACAGAAACAAAGACCGCCGAAACCAAAAAAGAGATAGTGCTTCAAGATGTAGTTGATGTGGATGAAGACCATCTTCTAACTCAACGAGAAGAACGAGTTCTAAAAGAGTCCAGTGATATTGAGATTCCAGAGATCAAAGTTGACGAACACAATAAAGACTGGGAGCCTAATCTATTTGATAGAATTGAGTCAAACAAGCAAGTTGGTCGATACATGGCGGAGACTGGTAAAAAGCCTCCAAAGGTTCAAATATTCCTTAATAAAGTGCAATCGTTGTTTGCAGATAATAATCAAGACCCACAACAGAAATAAAGGTTATTCCTAAATAAAGAATTGATCAAATAGTTATATTATTAAAACTGTAACCAAATAAGGGTTTTAAATGGCAAATTTTTTCGACTTCTGGATGTGGTTCATGGTGCAGTTCTATTTTTCATTTTACAGAGTGTCTGGTAACGCATAAACCAGCATCGTTTTTGCAAAACCCCTGTATACAGGGGTTTTTTTC